CTACTTATCTTGATAATATTCATTAAAGCTTTGGCTAAATTCCTGTGTTAACTCATTCTTTTCCTTGTTCTTATCTTCTAATTTTTTATCTTTATAGATGATATTAACAAAAGCTATTGAACTTGGTTTTTGTCCTTCAGGCACATCTTTTAATTTTATAGCCTCGTTCAATATTGCTTGTTTTGTTCCATCACTAATATCACCATCATGTTCCGTTAACCAGTTCGTGATAAATGGTGGAATCTGATTTTCTTCTTCCTTTAAAGACTTCTTCATTTCTTGTTCTTCTTTAGCATCTTTAGTAGTTGCTTGAACATTTGCGTCACTTTGACGATATTGGTTATACGCCTGCAAAGCCAAATTTTCTTCTACTACTGCATTTCCATCTTCATCTTGTTTGGTAACTTGTTCAGTCCAAGTTAACCATTTGCTCCAATCGATTTCTAATGCTTTTAAATTAATATTGGCGTGTGCATCAATCTTTTCAACTAAATCTGGATTAGTTTTAGGATTAAAGTCATCAGTTAAGAATGTATGTGCAAACGGCATTAATGTTTTTCCTGTGTTAAAAATAGGATGTGAAACTACCGCCCAGCCCCATTTATTCATTCTTGTTAAAGGTCTCAAAACTAATCTTTCACCGCCAGCTAAATGTTCTAATCGTTCTGGTAGTATCAACGGTACTTTATCTACGCTAACACTGACATTTTTGGCTAAACCATTTTGATCTTTAGAAATATTGCTTGTCTCAATCGTTTTATTGCCACAAGCTTCTGAAAATTCTTTGTTAGTAGCTGAATCAGTAGACATAATCAAACATTTATTCTGACAATTTTCTTTAATAACTTGTCCGTCTTCTTTGCCATACTTACTGTAGAGCTGGGCATAAGACTGGATAACTAAAGTAAATAGAATATTACGACCTGCTGAAACTGTCATAATCTGATCCATATTCTGCAGCGGAATCATACTACCAAACTCATCAAAAATACATTGTACTCGTCTAATTGTCTTTCCACCTTGAACCAGCCGACACTGACGTGATAATTCTGTATATAATTGATTAACAAAAATTGTAGCTAGCAAGTTGTTTGAAGCATCTGAATCTGGAATTTTCATAAAGACTGCAATTGGCTTATCACTATAATGCATCTTAAAGTTTTCCATCTTAATTTCAGGTTTTCCTACCTGACTTACTTCAACCTTTTTAACTTTAGGATTAATCTTTAACTTAAAAGTATTCTTCAAACGCGTATGTCCTGCAATAGCTTCAATTTCAACAAAGCTTCCTGTTTTTAGATTGACATCAAAGTTGTTTTCAACAAATCCTTTTTGACTAACACGAATCTCATTCGTTTTCAGTTTTTTATTATGATTATCTCTAAAATTGATTTTAATTAACTCACCATATAGTCGTTGATCAAGCAACTGAAACTCCAAATATTTTGGAAAACCAATTGATTTCATTTCTAGTGTGTTCATACTGGTCATGCGTGAGTTTTTCGGTAAAGTGAAAATATCTAGTTTCTGTACAACAGTTGAAAAAATTGAGCCTCTTGCCTTATCATCTGAGAAATTTGTGGAACCGAATTCTTTTTTAGCAATAGATCCCTGTTCCAAATGCTTAAAGTATTCACTTAAAACGTTGTGTTGAGTATATGGATCTGATGGATTAGTATAATCTATCTGTCCTAACTGATTAACTAAATCAGCGATATTTACAAAAGTAATATATTCTGGATGGGCTTTTTTATCTCTAAAGTTTTTAGGATTCATGCAATACTCAATCAAAGCAATAATCATACCAAATTAAGATACTATAATCATAGGTCATCATAGACAGTAAGCACGCATTTTTTATTTGTTGAATCATCATAAATCAAAAATAGTAATAAGCTTTTTTCCGTAAATTTTCCGCAAATTACGTAAAAACAGAAATGGGAAGAACCAACTCGGTTCCTCCCTTTTTCTGTATTCGCAATGAATAGTCGTGCAGTAATATAAATATATTATACCACAAGAAAAAAAGCCCCACGAAATTAACCGTGGAGCAAACATCAATATAAATCAAAAGGTTCAAAATTTGATGTTATCTCAGAAGAGATGTTAAAAATTATATCATGAGTAAAATAAAAAAGCCACCCTGGGATTTCTCCCAAGGTGGCTTTCTTGATAGATTTAGAGGAGTATTTCACCCCTCTTCTTTTATATTTCAATAGGCAATTTGATTATAACACTTTTCTAGGATCTTTTTTACCAGTAGCATGTTCCATACCCTCAGTGGTAACAACCCATTGCTTTCCAAACTTACGCACTGTTCCTTCTGGAAACTTTTGAGGTGACTGACTAATGGTCTTTCTAACATAGCTCTCTGATACGCCCCAGATTCTTGCTGCTTCTTTTGCTTCCATAATATCTGGACTATTTAAGTTAATCACTAGAATGCACTTCCTATCATTTTAATTAGTAATCCTAATAGAATAGCAACTACACTCCAAGCTAAATAACGATGCATTTTTTGTTTGTGTGTCATGGTATAATTAGATATGTCAAAGAGAGGAGCCTCTCGGATTCCCTCTTTAAAGCTTACTTGTGTTTGACAAGTGTTAGAACTATTCGCCCTAGTTGTTTGATAAGTTCGTAGGCTGGATAGCTCCAAGCTCCGATCATCGCATACTTAGCGATCTTTTCGGAAGTCTCATCACGAGTGGGCTTTTTCTTTTTGCCTTTTTTCTTTGACATATCTTTACCTCCTTTCACTTATTATAATATCACGATATCGGGATAAATGCAATAAAAAAATAAAATTAACTAAAATATATTTATTTTGAACATAAAAAAAGCTCTTGTGACAGCAGATCAGCAAGAGCCAAGCACCGACTAGACGGCTAGACACATGCCCAAAGTAACCAGCTTTGGGGCTTTAAACGAAAGTGTATCCTTTCATGTCCACCACTATTATATATTAAAAATGAACATTGTTCCAATATTTTGTTCTCATTTTAAAATTTGCTAAAATATATATGGCTGTGTGGAACCCCACCAATTCCAAATTATCACAGTCTAGAAAGTGTTACTTTCATGTCCATAACAGCTTTTATGGCTACTACTTTTTCAAGTATTTTAGCCACTGTAATTGCTTCATGGATTATTAAAAAGTTCATGAAGTAAAACCAGGAGAGCAAGCGGATAATACCACTACTCTTTTTATTATACCATAACACAAAAAAGAGCCGCTCCAGGAAAAATCTCCCAGAGCGGCTCTTGCGGCATTTGGAGTGTTCTTCACACTCCTTTTTATATTTCAATCATTATTACTATAGCACGATGTAGGCACGATTGCCTGTGACGTAGACGGTCTTGCCATTGTGCTTTTCTTTGATACGTAGGAATCTGCCGACACGCCCTTGAATCTCAACTTTTGAGTTAAGTTCCAAGCCGTAGACTTTCCCAGCGTCTGCCTTTGGTGCATCTAAGGCGTGAGTATGTGGCATCACGATCTTGGCAACGCCATGTTTGGCATCGTTGTATGCGATCGGGTTAGTCTTGACATAGACGGCACGACCATCGAAGTATTGGTTCTTGCCAACTTTGACGGCACCGTTTTCCAAGCCGAACACCTGCCACATTGATCCTTGTGGTTTTAGCTTGTCGCTTTCTCGCTTATCAAGTTTGGAACTGGTATAGACATAAGCACCCTTTGAATTAGATACTACTGCAACAGCACCGATATTCCACTTTACAACGGGATGCTGAGAGAGCGATTCTACGGTCGTCTTAGTTGATTTCGATTGAGAACTACCTGAACTAGCCTTTAAATCAATCAAGGAAATGTTACCGTCAACGTTGTAACCTTTATAGTTATCGGTAAACTGCCAGATTGCTACGCCGTCCATTGATGGGAAATAATTAAAGTCAGGTGAATCTTGACGACCCATGACCTTGTACGAAGCTACCCACAAACAAGTCCCGAACGATTTAATAATCCGAGCCGTGTTAAGGCGATTACGCAATACATAAGCGCCAGCATAGACAAGTGGCTTATACCCTGCTTCCTTGATCACTTGCATAGCTGCTATGACAGCATCAGTGTTTGAACCGACAGAGCCGTTGACATCGTTGCCACTGCCCTGTTCCCAGTCGTCCGCAAGGTATGAACCAAGAGGGATGCCGTAGGCTTTCGCCTTTTCAACGGCGTATTTAGCTTCCGCCCTTGCTTTTGATACAGAGTTAGAGTGTGTAGCATAAAAATAGCCGCCGGTTAAAAGATCGTGAGCAAGTGAACTCTTGATTTGAGCTTTTGCCTTTGGGTTGATATAGCCAGTGCCCTGTGTAAGCTTAATCAATGCAAATTTAATGCCAGCATAGCTTACGTTTTCTGATTGGTAGCTTGCGACATCAGCACCCAAACTTCTTTTTGATACGGTTAAGTTTGACATCTTTTTCACCGCCTTTCATTCGGTTTCTTTTGGCTATCCTTCGGTTTTCAAACGATTTTCCAAAAGATTCAAATACAAATTCGTTGTAAGTCTTAGTCTTTTGCATCAGAATCATCACCGCTTACAAATCCGATTGGTTGAGCATTGTCATCTTCATCTTGTGTAGCCTTTTCTTGATCAGCTTGCATTTGGTCATATGCGTGTTGGACAGCTCCCTTAGCTACGGATTCGGTAAGGGGCTTGTTTTCCTTTTGTGCTTGGTTCAGCAAAGCTTCAACCGCCTTAGCTTTCTTTTCAGCACCTGAAATGTCTAATGTTGCGGCTTCACTTACTACGAACTTCGCAATCTGGTCAATGGTCATGACTTCCTTTGGTAAAGGCTTCTTTGACTTAGAAGCAAAGAAATCAATACCGGTAGAAACGCCTTGACAGATAGCAACAAAGACAAGAAATCCTACAAAAAGATATTCATTAAGTTGGCTTAAATTCATTAGTCAGTCACCTTCTTAGCTAAAAAAGCAGTAGCATCTTGCTTCTTTTCTGGTTGTGGTGCTGGTGTAGTGCTTTCAGGATCCTTTACCATTGAATCGTCTTTAATGCCTGCAAAGTAGCGAACCCACTTGGTCACTTCCGCTTTGATGTCCTGTGGTGCATCGTCAACGGTCAAAACGCCATCTTGCACCAAGGTAACGTAATCTAAAATTCTAGTGTTTGGCTTCATAATTGTGTAACTCCTTTCGTAATCTTTCATTTTCACTGAGTAGTTTTTTGTTTTCCGCGTTTAAACGCTTATTCTGTTCAACAATGTAATCTCGGTTATTCTCCACGCTATCCATGTCACTTTTTTTACCGTTTTGCTTAAAAGTAAAGTAGCCTAAAAGCAAAGCGGATAAAGCCGATATAATGCTGTTTAGGTCGACATGCACTATATCACCTAACGCTTCGAATAATGCCTTGCTGTCCAGATGATAAAAGCTATAATCGCCGTATTTGACAAAGCGTTCTGGACAAACTCTATTTTATGGGCAAAAATCACGTGTTCAATTTCGATTGATGAAATTATTGCTAGCAGCACCACGACAAGTGCCAACAACACCCCTAGAATTTTATTGTTGTTGTACCTTGAACAGGTGTAAACCAGCAACACAACGCCCACAATCATCATTGAACAGTCTAAGTAAACGTTGTTCATCATCCACGCTAGTTGTGGTGGATAAAAGAAAAATCTGCGGTTAAGGTAAAAGCCCAAGCCTTTACCGAAAATCAGCAGACTAATGATCACGTAAAGTGAGTTATTGTTGAGGCGTTGCAGTAGCTGGCACATAAGCTTCGCCTACAATCTTTTGGTAATTTTCAGCTGATAAGAAACCTTGTACTACTAGGTCCTTCATACCGTTCTTGTCATAGATGCCGAATTCCCAGTCCATACGATACATCTCTAAAAAGTTTGCTTGAATTTGTTCCATTAAAGTCATGATTTATGTCCTCCTTAACTATTGCTTATCGGTTGCTTGATCCGCTGGCTTAGTATCAGTTGTTGGGTTAGCTGGTGTAGCGTTATTAGCATTTGCGCCAACTGCCTTGGTTACCATTGCTAAGGTCTTTTGCATAGCACCAAGAATTTGATTAGTGTTTTGAGTTTGTTCAGTAAAGCTCTTCATCAAAGCTAAGTTTTGCCTAGATGATTGAGCTTGAACTTCTTGCATATCCTTCAATGCTTGGTCTACCTTGTCGTTAGCTTGGTCAAGTTCTACGCTCTTCTTGTCCAATTCAGCCAGCTTTTGTGTAGCTTGTTGCAAGATAATGCGTTGGTTGTTCTTATCGTTTTCACTCCAATCAGTAGCGCCAACTGTCCAAACTGGGTCTTTTAAGTTGTCAGCTGGTCTTTCAGCATGGACTTGCCATGGTAGCCCCACATTTGCTTCATCGCCAAAAACTGGGATTACTTTGTGATGCCAAACGGGATCCGCATTGTCAGGATCTGACAAGTAGACAAAGCCTGTAAGAGTTGGGAACTTTGCCTTTAATGCCTGTTCTTGTTCAGCAACGCTGTTTTGATCTTGTGTAGCGTTTGTTTCTGCGCCCGCTACTGGTGCAACTTGTGTATTTTCGTCAGCCATTTTATTGGCTCCTTTCTATATAAAAAGCCCACGGGAACGCCCCGTGAGCAAGGTTTTTTGCATAAAAAAGGCACTCATTGAGTGCTAATCTACGTTTATTTCTATTTTTACCCAATCAACCGTTATTGGAGTTTCATGCATACCGTGATCATCATCTTCATAAGCTCCATGGTAATAAGCTTCTATGCCGGGACCTGTTCCATAAGCTGTGGTTTCGCTGCCCACTTGCAAATAATTGCCTTGCGTTGTTGGATTAAAAAACGTTGATGGCTCGTCTACATGATTATATAGAACGTAGTTCTTAGCCCGGTAACTATCGCCATTGCTAAAAGTCACCACAGTGTATCTGTTCATATCTAAAACATCAACGCTATCAACTAACTTGAATCGATGATCAGGATTATTTAGTGTCTTAGTAATGCTGGTGTAGCCGTATTTACGGTACTTTTCACTATTAAAGAGTATGCTTTCGATCATAGAACCACCACCTTTCTAGTGATGGCTCTAAGTGCTTGATAAAAGTGAATTAAGAGGGATTTACCCCCCTCCCAATTTTCAGATGCAATTTGGTCGTCTTTGATGAACGCCATTCGTCCTTCGTAATTCACGACGTAGTAAGTTCCAAATCTATTAGCAATTTTGGCATAACATTCACAATTCGGGGTTCCGATAACGTTGCCCAAGCCTAAGTCACTGGCAAGCGCTCCTGTTCCATTCAATTTCACGCTAGTTGGATAAGCTCCCCATTTCTTACCGTTTGCTGTGATCTGCTGAGAATTGTTGTCAATGTTGAACCATTTTAATCTATTAAAAAGCATATGATCTAGCATGTTCTCGCTCCCTTCTATTATTTTTCAATCATTGCAATACCGTTAGGGTTTGCGTTTTCCCAAGCTTGGGCTTGTGCTTCTTGGTTCGCTGGGAATCGCTTGCCTAGCAAGTAGTTGTTCTTGATAAAGTTGACGGTATTGATCAAATCGTTAATTTGTTTCTGTTGTTGATCAACGGTATCTTGATTAGCGTACTTGTGCCAAGTCCATTGTCTTGAAGCACTTGCATTAGTTGCACGCCAGAATACGTCACCGTCAGCACTCCGATATTCTTGTGTAACCGAGTTATCATCCCAGTGGTAGGTAGTAAGCCAGCCCCACATAGTCGCAGTATTTGCTAAGGGACCATTATTTCCCTTGACGTTAGCAACTTTAATTGTTCGCGTTTCATGCAGGTAGTTGTTAAAGTCAATTGTGGTGTCATGGATGTAGCTGTTGTTATAGTCAACAGTGTATTGGGCAAGCTTGTTATACAAGTCTTGGACAGTTGGACTGTTGATTTGTCCATTCGCCAAAATAGCGGCTTTTTCTTGTCCTGCGGCGTTTCTGAAACTGAAATGGTTAGAATCATCGTTGCCTAACTTGAAAACGAGGTCTAAGTTGTCATTACCGTTGTTTTCCGCAAAGATTTGAGCCTGATCAGTAGCCCCAGCCCAGCTAAGGCCACCAATGTTACCGTCATGCGATTCAACTGTGCCCGCGCCATTCCAGTTGATAGTGCTATGTTCCGCCATGTCTCCACCGGAGTTGGACAGCTTGCCATTTAACTGTCCTTTAGTCCAGTTAACGATGTCTTGCCCTGCATTCTGATCCAGCAAGATCTGATTGCCGCCGGCCAAGTTTTCAACCGTCATCTTAGTTGTGGCGTTTGCGTTGACATCGAAACCTCTGGCAACGGTTGTGGTAACGTCTACGTTACCGTTGTTGTCCGGCTTTACCCCGCTAACCGATTTAACCGCCGCTTGACTAGCCTTGCTTACGTCGTCTTTTGTCGCATAGACGTCCTGCAACTGCGCAATTTGACTATAAATTAAGTTGCGAATGTCGTTATCGTTTAATTGTGAGGGATTCAAGCAACTCCAATTCATCCAGGTAGCTGTTTGATCGATTTTGCATCTGACATAGATTGGTGTGGCAGATTGGATGCCTACAATAAGTTGGATAACATTGTTTCCATCTGCCAAAACTTTTATGACAGAGCGGTTTTTAATCGGCGCTTGCACCGGATTATTTTTTACTGCCCGAGCTTCGGGGACTGTAAGGTTGGTCATGCGGTAAGCGCCGGCTTGAACCAAATCATTTAAATCAGTGACTTCTTTTGGAAAATCCTTAATGCGGTCGCTGTCAACAATCAAGTCAAGAATGCCGTCTTTGTCAGGTTCAACAACCGCTCCGTCATTGATCTTTGCACCCTTGACCTTGCCAGCCTCCGCAATTTTAGGATCATACTCCGCTTTGAGCTTCAAAATAGCCGCGTTGACGTCTGACATATGAGCCACGCCAATTTCGTTAACCGTCAGATCAACCTTTGCGGCGTTTGAAATAGCAAAGGCTAATGAAATATCGAGTGAAGCCGTTGATCTATGATCTGGCGACCCCGCTGGAATAGTTCGTTCGCCTAAAGCTGGCGTAATTCCTAACAGAATCTCTTTCTGGTCGTCATTATTCTGTGCAAACCAACCAATCGAATTGTAAGTGAGGTCATCGGTTAGATCTTTATTACTAAAAGAGACGCTAACAGTAACTGAATTATTTATAGGAGGTGTAACAGTTGGAGCAACCTCCATTTTTTGATCATCTAGCGTTGTCAAATTTCTAATGGCTTCATCATCCATGCTTGTAACGCTTTGACCAAATAAGGCAACCCTGGTGTATCGAATTTCACCAAATCCCGCGCCAACTGTTAGTAAGAGATGACGTCCAGCATTGGTGACAATCGTATCTTTGAATTTATCAGATTTGTCATCTTTAGGCTGAGTATTATCCTTTTTGTTGTCGTCCATTTTTCCTTCCTTTCTACTAAATCGAATTTAGTTCTAAATTTTCATGGATCAGCATTTTAGTAGCGATGTAAATGCCGGTTGGGGTATTTTCTTTTTCGCCGCTCCACCAACTAGAAGCAAGGCTGGTGGTACATCTATCGGTTGCCAGCAAATCAGTGCCAAAATACCAATGGTTATAGCTTTCTACTTTTTCGCCTTTCCACCAACTAGAAGCAAGATCGTTGATTTCATGCTTCCTATCCTGTGTGGCGGCACCGATGTACCAAGTTTGCTTCTCCTCATAAAGAAATTTGATTTCATCAATCCAGTAACCCATTGCTAGCAGGTTTTGAATATTCTTTATGATGAATTTTTCCATTTGAACATTGGGCAAATTTTCAAACGGAATCACAATACCAATATGTCTTAAACCCGTTTTATAGACTTTAAATTGTTCTGGCTTTGCATTTAAAGCAGTTCCCAGAATCTTAACCATTGAAGGAATCGTACCTTGTGCCCTAGAAATTAAAATATGTAAAAAAATAATGAAACGAAAAGTTTCATCATCACTAATTCTATAAGCTTTGTAATCTTGCCCGATTAGGTCAAGCGTTGTACCTTTTGCTTTGTCAATGCTACGCCATTCAGCAATTTTTTCATTTTCATCGCTGATTTTTTCAAGCAGTGAATTATAACTGTCCAGTAGCTGGTAAAAAACGGTATCTTTTTTCTTGTTCCAGTGATCGGCTACCTCTGCAATTAGTTGGTCTGTTGTCTCATAAGCCAATTAAATCAACCTCCACATTTTCGGGGTCACAATGGGCAAATTCGGAACGACCAATTAAAATATTTTGGTCCGCTAATTTATCTTTTGTGCTGCCAATTACAATTGTTGCATCATCAACACCGTTAACGTCATAGGTAGCAGAATAAAGACGGGTAAAATTGACCCTTTGCCCCATTTCAAGGAAATTAATTTCGTCGCAAATAGCTTGCTTGATGTCATCAACCCCCGCATCACTGTTCCAGTCGTCATTAATTGAAACATCGACCTTTACGTAAATGTTATGTTGTTGAGCGTGGTTAAATTTAACTTCTTTAACCTTTCCTGTTGCATCTGGTGCTTCTTTAACAATTGAGCCAGCTAAGGTGATACCGGCCGCACATTTATCAACTAAAGTTTTAGCGATTTCATCATCGTTACCACCTAAAACATAAATGTGAACTGAACATTCGGGATTACCGTATTCATCCGTCTTATACTTGTCGTTGTCAATAAAGCCAACTTGCTTAACGCCGTTGAGGTTCATTAATGCCGATTTAATACCTAGTTCTGTAGGACCAGGACGGGCGACATTTTCCATAATTAAACGTTTTCTAAAGGTTTCATCGTCTTCATAATCTTGCCCGCCGCCTGCAGGCTGTGGGTTGGTTACAGAGATAAAGTCTTCATCTGGGTTGGCAAACAAAGTAATTGTGTTAGCTGGTACATTAGTAAATTCGCCAGTTTCTTCACATTCAACGTTTCCAGTTCCTTGAAAAGTACCATCATCTTGCTTTGAAGTGATGACATCCTCGGTTAAATCAAACACCAAGCCATCTTCTGTTTCGAACTTTTCGCCAGCCTGAATTAAATACTCGCCTTCGGTCGTTATCACAACTTCCGCATGAGATGGAGCGTCAACTTTACGGGTCAAACTGATATTGCCCGCTAATCGGTCTAATGCTGAATTTACAGCGGTTGAATAGAATCCAGAATAGTAAATTTGTTCCTGTTGCTGAATTAAATCATAAGACGCATCACTCATTAAACGGGCAAAAATTCCTAGATAAGCATTACTTGTTAGTGCAATATCATCCCCTAATCTAGTTCGGTAATCGTCTTCAACACCGTCTAAGATTTCCGCAAAACTTGGGGCAATATAACCGGTTTCTTTTAAACCAAAATCAGTTGTCAACTTGTAACCCCCCCTTCTACTTCACCAATATTTGCGGTGGCTCTAAAATTAATCTGCATTTTTCTTTCAGGTTTCTTGATAAATTCGATATTATCAACGGTTTCAACTTCCGGTACGTTTGCTTCAATAGCCGCTCGCATATCATTCTCCGCCGCTTGCTTATTGAAGTTTTTACCTAAAAAGCTGCTATAATCCGCGCCCATTTCAGGGTCTAGCCGTTGCATTTCGCCATATCGAATTTCTAGCGTTGCCTTAATTCTTTGCGCTATTTCGTCAAGACCGCTAGTCATTTCTAAATCGTGAGTAATCGGATCAATAACTAGGTCATGATTATCACTCATAAATAGGTCCCTAGCCATCGTCGTCACCCTTATAAACAGAAACGATAATTGAGTCGTTTGCATCATGCATCCTGCCGGTATTTGGCGTAAAGGTGTTCCCAGTGCCGTCCCAGTTATCAATGTCACGGTCCATAGTAACGGCTATCACTACAGCGCCAACTCTCATAGACTTCTTTTTCGGATAATGTTCTAAAAAATGTGAGTTAACTTCTGGGCTACTATCAACGGCTTTTAAATCCGACTTAAACTTATCTAACAATTCATCAAGCCTATAGCAAGATTCGGCAACCGGAACATCTAAGTACTGAGCCGATTTAGTGCCATCGATCCAATTCGCCAGCGGTTGAATATCTGCAATGTGTTTTTTCTTGTCGTAAGTTAAAACTTTAGCTAAAAAAGCAGATTCAAGACTTCTGCTGAATCGGTTTTTCACCTTACTAATGTTTTCATACCATCGAATTGGAACCCTATTTTTTTGTTTCATACTGTCATCTCCTTATTTTTTAGATTTACTTTTTTTCTTGCCTTTACTTTTAGATTTTGTTTTATGACCAGCCTTAGCTTTTGTAACCGCCGCAATAGTGCATTGAGTTTGTGGACTTTCGCCATCAAAACTATGCTGTCCATTTTTAACGACAAATTTTCCTTTTAAGAACTTAGAATTCATGATAATGCCGGTATTAACGGTAACTTCTGGGACTAAGGGCGTAACAATTTGCCAAGTTGTCCCGTTTTTATCATCATCGTTTTGCGATGGAACTTGAATTAAGTCTTTATCATCAATCACAAACCAAGTATTTTTCTTGCTATTAGGATTGACAATTACGAGCTTGCCACGTTCATAAAACATTTCCGATTTTGCTAACTTAACAAAGTTTTTAATTAAAGTTAGCGGCTTGCCTTTAGCGGTAAAGGATTTTTTAATTCCTTCATTTTTAGCTAAATCGATTTTAGCTATTTTGATACCGGCTTGTTCCGCTATTCCTTCAATTACTTGCTTATAAGTCGTTCCTTTTCGGTAAACTCGGTTAGCAAAATAAGTCTTATTATCACGGCTTTTAACCCTTTTATTTGTAGTTTTTGGTTTAACCCATACTTTTCGATAAGCCCAATGGTGGACTATATGTTTCTGCCCTTTTTTAGGACCTCTCTTGTAAGTTTCAACGACCGAGGTACTATAACGCTGATTCTTGTAATGACCTTTTTCAGTGATTTTAACGGTTTTGTAGTGATTAACCTTTTTATTCTTTTTTAGCTTTAGCTTTCGAGCAGCTACATTGCTGTAGTTTGTGCCTTCAGTAAAAGTTAAAACTTTACTATCAGTTGTCCCATCATTGCTTAATTTACCCGTATTAGAGATAAATCCTTCAGCTATTTTTTTAGGGTCTTTACCCCAGTTAAAATTTATCCAGCAGTGCATCCCTTTTTTATAAAAGTCTTTATGTTGCTTGGTTAAATTGAAAATAGTTGTTGTAAAAGTAGACGGGACAGGATCATTAGTAAACGGGACTTCAAACGTAAAAGGATAATTATGTTCGTAAGTTTCATCGTTATATACGATTTGCTTGTGTCCTTTACTATCAACCGCCACAAATTCCATATGTGGATCTTTAGTAACGATCATTAGTAAGACACTTCCTCATCCGTTAGGTCGTCATCATTTTCGTTAGGGTCATAACCTAGCGGTTTAATTGATGGGTCTTCTGTTTCTGATCCATTCGGGTCAACAACGTCAAGATACAAGCGGACCTCATATCCAAATGTTCCCTTGCCTTGGTCTGTTGCCTTACCCGTTTCGTCCATCGTGCGAATGTCAATTCTTGGCAATTCGGGATCAGGGATATCAATACCAACTAATTGACCAAGCAAAAGAGGCTCCTGCGTTAGAAGCCTCTTATTGTTATGCCAAATTGTAATTGTGTAGTAATCCGCAACTTCGTTGTAATCTACTCTCATATCATAGGTATCGCCCACAAGGGTTATTTGAAAGATATAAGGAATATTTTTAACATCAACATCAAGATAATTTCTCATCTAAATCACCGCCTACGCAACCCGTATTTTATTGCCAGGGTAGATTAAGTTAGGATTCTTAATGTGGTTGACTCGTGCCATCCATTGAACAGAACTGCCGTATTTCTTAGACAAAGCCCACAAGGTATCGCCAGATTTAATAGTGATAGCAGTGTACTTTTTATTTCGATTACCTGCGACAGATTTAGAAGCCTTAGACGACTTTCTGTGGTGCTTACTATCATTTGAAGTGGTGATTTTTGCTTGATAGACAAATTGAAAAGTAAGTGAAACTTCAATGTTATCTCGAAGATTCTTATAGTCGTTGTTCATATTTGCGATTAAGTAATGCTTATAGCAGAAGTCCCCTCGATAGGTTAACCGAACATGCGAACTATTCCATTGACTAAGCATGTGCCATTTACGGTATGAATCGGCTTTATCTTTGCCAACAATGATGCCTGCAACTGTTGCGCCTTTACTATTTACACGAGCATATGAGCTATATGGTGCGCCCTCATCAACCGGATAAGAAGTAATGTTTGAAGAAACATTTTCACTTTCACCGTCTGCCGGCGAAATATAAATAATTTCACCTTTGCCATCCGAACGGTAAATAGCACATTTACCTTCATTCTTCCAGCCGGTGTTGTGTTCCGCAATTTCCGCCAATTTGTTACTTAAATCGATTCTTTGCGTAACAATACGGTCGTACTTGTCTTTCGCTTTTTTATAATTGTTTTCCGCTTGCTTTTTCCTTTTGTTTGCAGCATCAACAAGCTTCAAACAATTATCACGTTTTCGGATAAGCTTTTTCTTTTTAATTTGATTCTTTTCAAAATGTGAATCGAAGTCATAGCCCTGCGCCTTTGAAAACATTTTTCGGTAAACGGCGCTTTCATGTTTTTGCCGCTTGTCCCAGTATTTCATAGAGTCATGGGCTTTTTGTTCAGCTGTTCTCTTTTTTGGCTTAGTTGCTTGAACCACTAACATCACCTTCATTTCTATAAGAAATCATCATCGTCACCCGTATCATCGCCAATATGATCAAGAATGATATTTAATTTTTGACGTACTTGTTGATCTACCTCAGCGCCAATCATTTTTGCTAATTTTTGCAATTTAGCATTGTCACCATCAACGTCACCGTTAATATTCACGGTTACTTGAATGTCACCTAAAGCCCCGCCAGTTCCTCTTACTGGGCGTACTTTCGGCTTAGATGAAGTTAGTGGCTTTAATCTTTGCCGCGTCTTTTCATTTGAGTAGATGTGAACCGGATCTTTGAATTCAGCTAATTCTGGCCCATGTTCGCCAACTAGAACCTTATTGCCAACGACAGGATCGCCGCCTTTAGCATATCCAAGAACTTTGCGGATCTCCATGGCACCTTTGACGTGCTGAGCATTGTAGCCGCCACGTTCCCATTCAGACGAAAACTTGTTTGCTAGGCTGGCAACGCTACCAGTTCCTTCCAAAACGGAGCGAAGAATAGCACTGTCTGAGCCTTCGCCTTTAACGGCAAAGCTTAATTGTGTGCCGGCGTTTTTCCAGCTTGTACCGTGACGTCTAGCATAAGCGATTAAGTTAGACTTACGACCGCCAAGCCATTGACCTAAACCGGAAGCACCACCGCTGCTGTTAACTGCACCAGGGTTTAAACCACCTGACTCAAAATTCCAATTACCCAGAACAGCCGCAATACCGTTCTTGGTTGCTTTAGGATCAAGCTTCTTTAATCCGCCGGCTAGGGCTTTAGCCCTTTCGGCTAAGTCGCCGCCGATACTAAATGAACCAAGTGAGCCAAGATCATCGCTAAGATTCTTTTTAATCCAACTCAAGGCGGTACTGCCTAGCTCTTTCTTTGCAAGAGCCATTAAGTTCTTATCAGCCGCTGCTGTCTTCTTAGATTGAGCGGCATTATGCAAGCCACGAACACGGTAATATCCGTATCCCATGCCTTTGTCATCAGCAATTGAGGTAACGCGTGCATGGGGTGGCGTTTCGTTGAACATTGTTCCGGTGTGTGGGTTCTTAATAATTCCCACGTGACCAGCGGCACCTGTTCCATGGCCAAAGATAACCAAGTCGCCTGGAATTGTTTTAGATAATGACTTACCCAAGTACTCAACACCTGAACTGTGTTGCATTGCCACGGTGGTACGTCCAATATCTACGCCAAAGTGACGTAAAGCTTGCATTACCATACCCGAACAGTCAGATAGTGTCTTGCTTGCCGCACCCATTTGGTACTTAACGCCACTGAATGTTGATTCAGCATATTTTAAAAACTGCTCACGAGTACCACCCTTGCCAGTGGAGTCACCAATCGCATTGTTGATGACAATCCACATAGCAGTACTCCAAGGATTACCAAAGTGAGTTGACGCATTCTTGCCAAGATCGACCGTTCCTTTTTGCAGAACTGGTCCGCTTTCCTTGATGTTCTTGGTGAACATATCTGCAAAGCTCTTAGCAGGATCAGCAAGCGCATGTGATGCAATCTTTCTTAATTGGCTATGACTTACGCCACTACCTTTGGCAAAGTGCTGAATGCCACGTTTTCTAGCGACTTCTTGCGTCTGAGTGCCGTTCAAGACACCCCAGCCACGAGGAATCATCAAATGAACGTTGTCACCATGAGGGAAGTACAATTCGTTGCTTGGTGAGACAAGAGCCTCTTGACGTGGACCGCTAGTCGCATCATTGACAACTGAAAGAGTATTTTGCGTCAAGCGACCGTTAGCGTCAGACCCTTGTGCAAAGTGAACCGTCTTGATGACGCTACCGTTACCGCCAAATTGACTCAATACCTTGTCGATGCCTTTAATACCACGGTTAAGTTGATCAATGGTGTCACCCATTGCGTCCTTAGCGTATGAGCGCATCTTGCCCATAGCCTTGCCAAAACCTTTGCTAGTTGAGTTAGCAGTAGAAATAACACCATCGTGCATGTTATTCATCTGCTTATCCACAGATTTACGCATGCCTGTGTATTCCTTAGTAGCATTAGCTCTGTTTTTGCTGTTGTACTTAGCAGTTTGACTGTTAATCTTTGACCAGCTTGAAGCATTGTTCTTGCTTAAACTCTTCAAAGACTTAGTAGCGTCATCAGTGATCTTCTTGTAATCCTTGGATACTGTCTTGGTGGTTTGACCAAGCTTAGTGTTACCAGTGGCATAACCTTTGAGAGTTAAGCCACGACCTAAACCACCAGCCATGACTTTGCGAGTGTCTCTTGCATTAAGAATGTGTTCACCTGGACGCACCTTAGTGATGGCAGGACCATTAGCACCTAAAAGACGTGCGTTTGATCCGGCTCTGTAGGCTAATTCAGGACCGGCTTCACCAACTAAGGCTCTATGAGCTGATCCGATTAAGCCACCAGTTGCATGAGATTTGATCTTCTCATACTTGAAGGCTTTACCAGAACCACCAGCCGCACGGTTTAAGTCATTACCAAAACCTTTCAGGTTATTAGTGATACCTTTACGGATATCGCCAGCTTTACCCCAGAAATTGTTCCAAGCATCTTTTATTGTATTGCCGACTTTGCCAGCCCAATCTTTGACTGCTTTATAGGCTTTACCTAATTGACCTGGAATTGAAGAAACAAAAGAACCAACTGCCTTTTTGCCTTTATTCCAACCGCTTTGGATACTGTTGCCAACCTTGCCAGACCAGTTGCTTACACTCTTGTGTGCTCTGTTTAACTGACCAGGAATGCCACCGACAAACTTCTTTACGCCAGTGACACCTTTGTTCCAAGTCTTTTGAATATTGCGACCGGTACGACTATCCCAATTTGCTACACTCTTGGCACCTTTAGCTAAGTTACCTGGAATGCCTTTGACAAAGTTAACAGTAGCTTTCTTGCCACGTTGCCATGCCCTTGAGATATTCTTGCCTGTTTGACTAGCCCATTTGCCAACACTCTTCTTGGTTTTATCTAAGTTTTTAGGTAAATCTTTGAAGAACTTGTGGCTAGCCTCGACAGCACGATTCCAACCTTTATGGATGTTGCCTGGTAGGTCTTTTACCCACTTAACGGCTCCTTTGAAGCCATTTTGGATAGTCTTGCCAACGCTATTAGCCCATTTTCTGAATTTAGGGTTGTTCTTGTATAAAAGTGCAGGAATACCAGCCCACGGAGCAATAGCAGTTAAGGCTAATTGCTTGCCATTCTTTTTGACGAATGAACCAGCCTTGCCAAGTGCTCTGCCCATAGACTTACCAACTTGACCACCCCATCTACCAATCTTACTGAATGTGTCTTTAGTAGACCAGCCAAGGTTTTCAAGCGACCAGAAATTCTTTGGTGGCTTTTTGCGTTGCCAGCCATGTACAAAGCTGTTAACAGCACTACCACCAATTCGACCAAAGAGTTTACCAGCTTGTGCGCCAAGTGCAGCACCAATAGGACCACCGAAAATGCCACCAATGATGGCACCAGCACCTGTACCGACAGCGCCACCAATGTCTACTGATCTCTTTGCTGCATTGTGTCGATCTTTGTAAGCTTGGAAGCCTTGATAGCCAACATCTAATGCAGTTCCGACACCAACAGCACCGCCAAGCAATCGTCTGCCAACTAGTGCTTTACCTGTTAGCTCACCAGGCTGGACTCTGCCGAGCTTGAACATGCCACCGAATGAATTACCTTTCAGTGCATTGATTAAGCCACCCTGGCGAGATGATCCTTTGATGTATTGACCTGTAACCGGGTCTCGTGGACGTACACCGGTCTCTTTGCCAAACAGTAGTCTACCTATACCAGCGCCAATTCCTTTACCGTTACCGATACCGAAATTAGCTTTTAAGAAACCACTGGCTAACTTGGACGCACCCAATGTGCCAAGAATACCTGTTATATAAGCAGCAGCAGTCTTAACTGGCTTTGGCATACCTCGCATAGCTTCAAGTAGCTTGTTAGCATAGCCAAGAGCCTTGCTGATACCAGGTGCGACTTCCTTTGCAAAGCTCATACCCATATCAGTAGCAAGTTGCTTAGTTCTAGCTAACTGGTTCTGCAATGAGGACATGTTCTTTCTTGACAGCCTTGAAATATAGCCAGTACGTGCAGCATTTTGAGATTCTCGGACATTGTGTTGCATGTCACCGTAGTGATTCATCAAAATCTGAGCATCATTGAAACCTGTTTGACCAAATAAAGTTTGCAGGTCGGATGATACTCGATTAGATTTCTTACCACGAGACGCACGATTCAGCATCTCAAAGATGGTTCCTAACTGTTTCAAGTGACCATTTCTGGTGTACAAGCTATTAGGATTAATACCCAAATCATGCAAGGCACCTAGCATCGCAGTACTATGTGGCGCTTTGATCAATCTAGTGATGATCTGACGCATACCAGTACCAGCACTCGAACCTTCTTCGCCGTAGTTAGATAACGTACCCAATGCACCCAGCATAGTATCGATAGTTTGACCATTTGAATGAGCGGCACTACCCATCATCTTGAAGGACTCGCCAAAACCACTTTCACCACCAACGTCACCGGAAGTTAAGTCAGCAACGTAAGCGGCTTTGTTCAAAACATCTCTTGTGTACTTAGACATACGTCTTACACTATTACCAGCTCTGGACTTATAGCCAAACTGTTCCAGCATAGGTGCAGCTGAGTTAACGATTGAGTTGTAATCTTCGTTAGTAGCACGAGCGGCTTGCAAAAAGTACTTGTGAGCAGCTAAGTCTTGTTGACCGGAATAACCACGTCTGAGCAGTTGCTCAGAGCCTCTAGCCAATTCGTTTTGATCAACACCATAACGAAGAGACAAACGCCGGTTTTCAGCCTGAATTTCACGAGTATTTCTTCTAGCTGCTCTCGGAGAATCACCACCGGTTTCCTGCAAGTTCTTGATAACGTTGTATTCATCAGCCAACTTGGTTGCTTCGCCATTGGCCTTCATGAATGCAGCGGCAACTGGAACCATCGCAGTAGCAATAGATGAACCGACTTGAACCAATGCTGATCCAGCACCTTTCAAGCGGTCCCAGCCACTCTTTAACTTATTTGATGAACCGGTAGTCTTATCAAAGCTTTCTCTAGCTCTGTCAGATGATCCTCTAGCACGATCAAAACCGCTACCCATATCACCAAGTGCTTTTGATGATTCATGAGCACGGTTCATTGACTGCTTTAATTGGTCAGTTGATTCAGTAGCTTTCTTAGCCTTATCAGCAATACCAGACAGATCACTTTGCGCACGATTGAGATTGTTATTAGTGCCAACTTGCTTATAACTATTAGCTAACCTGTCAATCTGTGTTTTAGTTTCACCTGATGCACGATTAAGCTTGTCTAAGCCATTAGCGGCAGAATCTGGCATCTTGGTACGTGACAACACCCGATTAAGTTGTTCTGCATTAGCTTTAACTTTATCAATACGTCTATCAACTGAATCGAATACTGAATTATCAACTCTAACGCCGATATCAATACCAACATGTCGTCCTGCCATCTATCTCATCCTTTCTTGTGCAAAATAAGAAAGCCTTATTAGGCTTTAACTGTCCTCACCGCCAAATGCCAACGCAATGCCTTTTGCCATAATTCGTGCTTGATCTTTAGCGGTTAAATATGTCTGATATTTCAAGTCTTTTTTGACTACTTCCCACATCACTCTTAATTGGTCGAGCGTTGCATGATTGATCCATGATTCGGGAACACCGTGCATTACCAAACACTGTGGTAACCACGTTGCAGGATCAGAAGCCAAATCACTAATCTTCTTCGGTGTAGCCTTCCCCATTAATGCTTGATTGAAACCAATCTAAAATCTTGTTGTAAGCATCGTCATAGCCTCCACGCTTGTCAAACCAATCGAGAGAGTAAATCTTTGGACGTACAATCAATTCCTTAATAGCAACGTTCTTCATGAAGTAGGTTTGATCAATGGCACCAAGAGCAGTTCTTGCGTCATCACGTAAGCTTGAAGCTTTTGCTACACCTGGAAAAATTACTTCGATAGTGTATTCATTCTTCTTGCCCTTATTGATAGTTAAGAAAGTAGGCTTACCAGTAAGTGAAGCAATTTCACTAGACTTTTCTTGCTTATCAATCAAAGCCATCATGTCTTGCAAGTTCTTACTTTCAGTAGCCATTTGGCTAGCCTTATCTTCGTTTGATTGGTTGTTATTTACGTTTTGGTTTTGAATTTCTTCGCTCATAGTTTTTCTCCTTTAATTTTTAATTTCTGTTTTGTAAGCGTGAAAGCCATTCTCGATACTAACGACCGACTAAGGATTCAGTATCAAGGTTAAGTGCGTGAATTTGCCATGCACGATTACCGGCGTTTTGTGCTGCGGTGTTGTCTGGCATCTTTGAGATGTAGCAGTGTGTGGCGGTTTGGTGAACTGTTGAAGTTCTCAAATCGAGTGGAAATTCTGCACGTGTGTTAGCCAATTCAGTCAACTTGGCGTTGCTTGGTGAAGTTTCGTTCAAGTTGACAGTCAATGTGGCACCGGTTTTGTTGTTGATTGAGGCAACAGCGGTGCCTTGTGGGTCTTGTGCGACAGTAACATTGTCGTTGTCGTAGGCAACGGAAATCATGGTATCTGTCGCAAAACCATACATCAATTCACCGTCAACCATTAAAGTGGTGTCATTGGCGTTGTATTTTGCCATCAAGCCGGTTTCGGCTGAGTTAAAACTTGCCATGTGTTACTCCTCCTTTAAGCTTTTGAATTAGTGAAAGTATCAGATTGAACAGTGCCGTGTACGAGAACGGTGTGGATAGCACCTGAACGGTGGTATCTGAAACTCAAACCACCGTAGTGACGAGCTGATAAGTCTTTTTGACTTTGAGCTGAACGTGGAGTGGCGGTTACTGAGTAATCCCCCTTGCCAGTTGATTGAGTTTCACCGGTGTTTGAGTCGTATACTTCTTGTTCCAAAACAATTCCTTGTTCGTAGGCTTGTTGGAGGACTTGGCTACAAATGGCGGCGAGTGCATTAATGCCTCGTTGGTCATATGGAACCTTGTCGGTGTTTTGCAAGTACTTTTGGATCTTGTCGCCCATATTGGTTTTTACCCAAAGATCGCCGTGGAGTGAGTCGATGTAATCACCAGACAATACCCAGCCTTCTGATGTTTCGCCTTGTCCGCTTACTTCGATGTAAGCAATAGCGTGAACACGGTCGATAGCTGACTTTTCTTGAACAGTGATTTGGTCAGCAGTAATGCCCTTAAGCTTTCTGAACTTCCAGGTAACTAAGCCAACTGTCAAGGTGGCGGTTGCACCGATGAGAGCTGCATCCATTGGTTCTGATAAGTCGTGAATCAAGCCGATGGTGTAGTTTTGTGCATAGAAGGTTACGTATGCGGCTGGTTGAGTAGCTTGCAATACTAAGAAGTGATCCTTGTTAGCTTCGCAGATGTTAGATGCAATAATTGCGTCATCACTTGGGGTGGTGTCTGTGAATTGTGACTTATCAAAGATCATGAAGGCCCAGTTGTAATACCAGAATGCCTTCAAAGCGTCAGCAAGCTTGCCCTTTGGATAATTCAATACGGCAATACGGTCAGATGCTGCTTCTTGCATGAAGTAGTTGTCTGACTTGATGTAAATTGGATCAGTCTTGTCGTAGTAAGCGCCAACTGCGTCTGCTGTTGCGTATTCAACGTATTGAGCACCGGTATAAGGATCAGTCTTGCGGCTTAATACGCCGTTCAATACGTCGTTGGGTTCCAATTTGTCAGGTACACCAGTTACTGGCGCAACTGGTGTGATCTTTGGTACATTGATGGTCTTGCTGCCATCATCAGTAGCCTTGCCATCAGTTGTGCCAGTAGTCTTGCCTGTATCGCTCTTAGCTGGCGTATCCTTGCCGGTGCCAGTATCAGCAAGAGCAGGCTTTGGTGCTGTAGAAGATGAGCCTGCGTCAACTTCATGCAAAATAAGAAGATTGCCAAGCCCGATAATTGCAGGTGGCTTGACAACAGTCATTTCTACGTCAACGTCCTTAACTCTCGTAAAAGGACGAACGTCTGTAATGGTTTCTGCCATTTGCTATTGCTCCTTTTCTTTTCCATTGGCGCTGATAACTTCACTGTCACCAGCGTCGCTGAGTTGTACTGTATTGATTTCTGTTTCCGGCTGAGCTTGGAAGTGGAGGTCATCCGGTGAGTAAACATGACCGCCATTGGACACTAAAAAAGAACAATCAAAGCCGAACCTATAGTCGTAATAGGTACCAACTCTGACTGTTCTGTCGCTTGTGTTCGTAAAATTCTGTGGGTCAATATCCGCTTGCTCAAAGTAGTTACGATAAACACTGCTTTGAAATGCACTGTAAAGGTCGTTTGCCATATTCATCGCTTGAATGGCGCTGTCAGCATGGCAATCAATTTGTAGGTGTGAGATGTACTGTCGTCCCATGCCCAACCAATCGCCTGTTGTTTCCTGTTCCGGCACAATAAACGAATAAGTGACAAAAGGATATTGTGGACGGTCAGAAACTAAATTCTGATAGAGCAGATCGCAATCAAGACGCTCTTTAACCAGTTGCTGAATGATATAAGTCAGCAGAAGATTATCTTTGAGTTGAATTTCCATGTTGGTGTGCGTCATCTCCCTTCAATTCGTAAATGATCAGGTTTGAATAGTCCTGATAGTTAGAAGAGTTAGTGACTTCAAATAAACCACCCTGTGATGGGACATTGACCATTGTGTGAACGTAGTACTTCCCAGATGACAGCCACATTAGGTCTGCATTGGTTTGAGTACCGCCGGTTAAATATTGAATGAGTTGTGATGTCAACTGATTAACCGGAATAACCGGCTCATGTCGTTTCTCTGCTGTTTTTTCATCGATTAAGGTAGATTGATCGTCAGACATTAAAAAACCACCCACAAGCTCTTTTTTGCCTGTGTGTGGTTTGTCTGATTTCCGAACTTCGATATCAACGCCGTAATCGTCCAACATCGAAGCTACATCCATGTAAAAACTCATAGTGTCCTCCTATTTCGGAATGATCTTATAAGTGATTTTGTTAATGAGTGCCCCACCTTGACCGCCAGCATGTTTACCGATCAATGGATTATTGAAACCTTTGTTATCGATAGTCATTGGTGCGTTGCCTGGCTTATACAGCCTGCGCATCTCATGCTGAATGTCAGCAACAGCGACAGCACCTAGCTTGTCAAGTAAGCCTTTTCCTGTAGCACGACCTTCAAACACTCGCTGGACTCCGACCTGTGTCAATCGAATGTACTTTTGTTCATATTCAATCGAAGTCTTACGAAGAAACGGTCTTGAAGGAATTTTGACTTCTTTCATCAAATAAAAGATGATCTTGAAGCCTGTATCACTGCTTGCATCTTTGACCGCTAGGACATGAGCACCTTTCTTGCCACCTGGTCGGAACAGTTGCTGATCAGGATGTTTTTCGTCCCATTCACTACTGCTCATAGGTAAGCCATCCTCACCAAGTTCATCATTTTTACTTGGTATGATTAACCAGCCATCCGGCTTGTGTGGCTTGATATCAGCGCCATATTCCAATGCAGATACAATTTCGATCAATCGATCGTTACCCCAAAAACCAATTACGACCATGTAGCGATTTAATATGTCGATTTCGTGCTTGATTGCGTCCCAATCGCTTTTATCATCAGTGATTTTGATACTCAATGTTGCACTACTCCATATCGATTACTGCCACCGCAGAATAACTTCCATAAGCGGTAGTAGTAAAGGCCCCAAACGCTTGAATGGAGCCAATCTTTGCCAATTTTGGACTCGTATTTACGTTCCAAGACGGCAACTTTTTCATCCAAAATACCCTGACCAGCAGAAGTATCCATGCTAGCCAAGTGCAGAGCCAGATATTTGATCGCTGTAAGCGTAATGTCATTCCATTTACCGTCAACTGGCTGAGGGAAACCATCCGCCAATGTGTTAACGGTCGCATCGTGAATTAGCTCTTTGAGAGTGTCGTCTGACATGCTCTGAGTTAATTTAGGTGCTGCGTTCTTCAATGCAGTGATCGGTACCACTGGATCATCAGTGTTCATAGTTCCCCTCCTTTAGCTAATTAGCAGTTGGTGTATTGATACCAGTAATTTGAACGAATGCCGATGGGTAGCGAACTGCCAAACCACCATGACGTTCAACATAAGGAATCTTAGTAACACCGTCGTGGTATTCCTGTTGTAATTGAGTCATTTCCATTGCAACTGGAATTTGTGCAATGTCCTCGTCAGTTAAGCAGACAATAGCCATATCTTTTTGCTTGTCAGCCTTTGAAGCGTTCTTTGCATGCCAGTATTGACCTTCAAGTTCAGGAACAGCTTGAATTGAACTAAAGTATTGAGAAACCATGTCTCTAACAGTGATGTCAGGACGAAGCTTTGATACTGGGTTATCAAGCAAGTCAATTTCGGCTTGTGGCATCAATAAAGTTGGCTTTGCGTTTGCGTAACCAATCAAGTGAGTAATCTTTTGGACTGCTTCACGTAAGACATTACGCATCTTCAAGGCACCGTCTTCTGTGTCTTGTGCCAACTTATCAAGTGCGTGGTCACCATCAAGAGCTAATTGTTGGAAGCCGGTCACATCTGTATTAGTGTCAGTCAAGCCAATAATTTTAGTGTTAGGACCAATATCCATACCGTTGAAAATGATACGGTCACGACGTTCAGCAAGACCACGAGCAACAAGAGCAGCTTGATCAGCAAGCAAGTTGACGTTAGCTGCTTGTGCTTCTTGAAGTTCCATCCATGAGTACTCACAAGCTAATGCTGATTGAGTAATTGGAACTTCATATTCCTTGAAACCTTCGTCAACTACTGGAATGTCAGTGCCACGGTTTGCGTAGGCTTGTGCCATTGCCTTAGTTGAACGAACCTTGTATCTGTAAGACATTTGGATTGGGTATACTTTGATAGTGCTAAATAATTGCAAAGCAACTAGTGGAGCAGTCTTTGGATCGTAAATAGTTTGATCGATATAGGTTAATTGTTCCTTAGTTGCAACTCCCATTTGAGCCATTAACTCATTACCTCCTAATTTTTCTTGGTTTCAGATGCTGGGGTTGGCGTTTCAGGTGGTTGAATTGCGTGTGCATCGTCCTTGGTTGGGTCAGCGCCACCGGTAGTGCCACCAAAACGAGTGCGGACTAAAAGACGTGCAGTTGAGCCTTTATCAGCCGAACTTAAAAACCGACCAACTGCATCGTCCGCAGTGGTCGGTTTAAATGAACCGTCAGCATCAACAGTGGCAAGTTCTCCACGGTCGACATCTTCATTAACCGGAACATTGATAGTTCCATCAGTAAGAACACCGAGAACTTCTCCTGGATGCCATTTATCTTTTTCAATGTCGTCTTCATAGAAGTGGTCAACGTCTAAGTAGCCACGCTTTACTGCAACGCCGTAGATAGGTGCCTTAGTAGCTGTAACTGCTTGACCGTTAACTAAAGAAACGCCAGCGCCGAATGGAATATCGGCACTAGCGACTTCTGTTAAGACTTCGTATTGTCTTTCAACTGTACCGGCGGATAGATGACCGTCGTGGTACATGGTTCCATCAGGAATTGCCATTACTTGTTACCTCCCTTATTCTTGTTTGCAAGGTTGTAGAAGTTTTCATGCATTTGGTTAACTGAAACATTACTCTCAGCACTGTCACCCTTGAAGTCGTGAACAGTAGCACCAACGAAGTGTGATTGTTTGCGGTTCTTTACTGCATTGAAGTAAGCATTAACGTAAACGTCATCCTTGCCATCAATTTCAGCGGAATCACCATCAACGCTCTTGATAGCTTCAATCTTCATTTCCTTTTCTGACTTGCCGTGAGGATCAAAGCTGTCGCCAACGATAGACTTCACATCATCGATCAAGCCCATACGTTGATCAACCAACTTGTCTAAACCGTCGCCTTCAACCTTGTCACGATAACCTTGCAATTCTTTTTCAAGACTATCGGCTTTGGCTTGTGCTTCTGACCTGTCGTTTTCAGCTTGCTTATTGCCGCTTTTCAAAGAATCACGTTCATCAGTTAATTTCTTGATTTGTGCGTTAAGTTCATCAATTCTCTTTTGATTTGCTGAATTGTCAGAGTCAAACTTGATCAACTTATCAGCATCATCGGTAGCGACCTTGATTGTTTGATCGCCAATGCGTACCTTTTCAAAATCCATTTGTGGTTTTTGCCCTTTCTCTTTACTAAAATCGTCCAGCTCACCGATCATTTCGGCACTATCGCCGACAACTGATCTATCAAGTGAAATGTCTGGACCTTCCCTTGCCACATCAACAACAGCAACGTGGTTGATAGTGATGTCTTTTTGTACTGAGTCATATTCAGTATTCTTGTAGACACCGCTTTGAGGCACGACCTGCGTTTGAAAGCCAATACTGAGTTGACGCTTGCCGTTATCGACCTTGTTAATCAAATCAGGGTTGGTAATCGTCAAATCAACTCGAACTGTGCCGTCTGCCTCATCTACATGGGCATTCGACGCAGTAAGACCTTTCATCAAAGTATTCGTGTTGCTCTTATCAACTAGGATTCGCTGACCAGCTTCATTTTCTGGATGATTGTCAGTGATTGGCTTGTTGTTTGCACTCGCCACCGTGCTGTCAGACAAGATATCCTCTGGCAGTTTGGCTTCATGACGAACAGTGCCATCCGGTTTCAGGTATTTAAAAACGCCAGCTCGTGCGATAGGCACGTTTCTGGCGTGAATGTAACCTGTAATTGGATCCTTTGTTATAGCGCTGACTGTTGATGAGTCGTACCTCGTAATCATTACTTACCAAGTGGTACGTTGATAGCTTGATCAGGAATGTAGATCACTTGACCAGCCTTAACAACTGGGTTGGTCTTGGATAAGCCGTTGAAGTAACGTAGTTGTTGGTAGGCAACTAAGACTTCATTTGCAACATCAAGTAAGGTTTGACCTTCCTTAACTGTGTAGTTTTTGCAATTTGTGTAATCAAATCCATTCTTTGCCACTCGTTTCACCTCCTTTTTTGGAGTTGATTGAGCGTTTAACGCAGTTTTTTCGTGATTAACTGCTACTTCTGGCGCATCTTTTGTGGTTTTTGGTGCGTCAACTGTTACTTTCTCTGAGTTAATACCGAAAAGTGGTTTGTTATCTGTCATGTCTTACCTCCTAATAAAAGCTAAATATCGGATCAGCCACACAGCGGCAGTTGATTGGTTCGCCAGGCATCTGTCCATCATCACCGCCAGTTGGATCGTCGTAGGTTTGACGAGTGCCATCTAGTTCTTGATGTTTGGGCCGTACTCGGTTATCTTCCATTGATTGCCAGACGTAATCTTTTGCGCCCGCCGCTTTGTGTCGACTCTCATTGAACTTAGCAAGCGCTGATCCGGTTTGATCATTAGCAACAAGTGCAGCATGTCTGACTGACATACCAGTTTGTTTAACGATTTCTTTTGTAATTACACCGGTGCCGTCACCATTTGAGATAGCTCGTGAGATGACACCAGTGATGCTGTCTGCATATCGATCCTTCATGTACTTGATCAGTTGGACGTTCTCAGCAACTCGTGCGTTAAATATCTTGGTCAATTCAGGGCTATCACGTATTGGGTTGATACCAGCTATCCGAATCTGCATTGCAACGTTGTTGTAGCTAAACATATCAATCGTTCTAACAAACTGTTCAGCAATTTTGCGAATAGTTGCATCACTAGTGGCTTGTTTGATCGTGTAGCCCATAGCATCGAGGTTATGTAGTACATTCTGTTGTTCTGTTTCAGTCGGATTGTTCTTTTTAGGTGCATCACCAACAATTTGAGTACCGCCTTTGAAGTAGTCCCCCATATAGACGTTGAAATACTCCATAGCGACTTTGCGCCACTGATAAACCAATCTAACGATGCGTCTTCGATAAGCATCTTCAAGATTGCGAGGATAGCGAGTGTGAGGCATTCTTCTATGAGTCGTCATGTTTCTCAGCTCGTTTCTTGTCTTTTTGATAGTTATCCACAATGTTCTTTACAGTTTCAGCATCAACACTGTCACCTGCTGTCTGCATTGCTGGGTTAGGGTTGGTGTCTTGACCTGCTAGCATGTCGTGGACTTCGTCCGGTGCAAGAACGCCGTTAGAAATCAAACTACTGTAAGCATTAGCTTGGTTCATGAAGATTTCTGAGTTTGTCTTATCGTCCATGGTTTGTAAGTCATTGAATACGATCTTCCAATCAAGTTGATCAGGGTCATCACCGTTTGCGTACATCAAAATACGAGTGATCTGTTCAATTTCAGGCTTTAACAAGTTGGTCTGAATTGCCTTGATGCTGTCGTAGTAGTTGATGACATCTTGTGATGCACCAGCTAATGTCCCAGCTTGTTCACCAGTTAGAACAGATTTTGGAATACCACATGCAGCACTAAGCTGTTGCCATACGAAGTTGTAAAGCAAATCAATACCGCCGGTTGGTGTTGCTACCTTTTCAATACTGTCTTGACTATGACCAAACGCCATTGCTTCTGTATTAAGTACTTGGCTAATCTCACGCTTATCACGTTTAAAGTCAGCGTCTCCTTCTTCCATCAACTGATCAGACTTGTAAAACTTGAAAGTAAATTCACGTAACATCTTCCCAGTCGATTCAAGTGCGATATCCATTGCTTTGAGTTGATCCTGACATCTGGTCAGAATTGACGTACCTGTTTCATCATCAATCGACTTATCAAGTGCAATGTGCCAATACCGGCTTTGATCAATAACTCTTGGAGTGTTTCTCGGAGTATTTGGCGTTTGAGTACCGTTAGGATCGACCTTGTAACCGGCGTTTTGTGTTCTGAGTACGATTGCCTGCTCCTTACCATAGTTAAGACTGAGTGGATCATCGTTAGACAAAACCTTGTCAACGTGGTTTTGACCAAATGCATGAATGAAGTGAACTTTTTCAACTGTGGTTGGATCAAGTGGCTTACTTGAATCGGCATCGTCATTTTCATTAACACCAATAGTGATATAACCATCACCGCCTTCACGTTGATAAACGAGTTGCTGAGATAAGGCTTGTGTAGTCTTCAAATCATAATGAAGCCGTTGATACATCTTCTGACGTTCTGGATCGTCTTCTACAATCACCCGAAAACCATTTCGGGTAGCATCTTCGGCTGGTTTATGAACGATACGTCTTGCAATAGCATTGTGTTTTGTCTCATTGTGCAGTGCATCGTAGTCTTGTTCATCATTAACCACTCGCCAGCCTAGATTGTCATAACTGGTAAACGGATCAAGGTCGATGCCGTCACCAACAATGGTTCTCTTTTTCGGTTCTGATTTTCTTCTGCTAAATAGTCCCATGTTTCCTCCTTTCTAATATCTGATAACTGGTCCACGACTATGGTTGTCGTGAAGTCTCTTAACTGCGTAAACCATCGAGTCAACGTTGTCGTCGTGCATTGCGTTAGGAAATGCAAAGATTTCTTCAAGCCAGTCCTCGATTTCAGGTCGCCACTTTGGATGTGGCACATAGATGTTTCCTGATTCCCATACTGGACTAACTGATGCTGCTCTTGCTTCCTTGCTATCTGCACCAGGTGAAACAGCAACGATTCCTGGTATCTCGTGTTGCAAGGCATCAATGATAGCTGGACCATTGGCTCGATCTTCGACCAACTTTGTTGTTGCGTCTGGGTAAAACCTTGTCATAGCTCTAATAGCATCTAGCGTCTCAGTGAATGACAAACGCTTGTGACACCAGCCAGGTCGTAGATATAAGTCAGCGTCACTTTTGCTCCACACTTGACCAGCGACAAAGTCATCGTTGGCTTTGCTCTTGAAAGTTGCGTCCCATGCCTGTACTGATGTATCCAAGTGTTTAGGCAATATCTTTGCGTCTTTATCAGTTAAGTGAAGTCTTACTTGTGTTTCTTTATCAGGAACATAAAACTTCACCCATTCACGTTTGAAGATATTACCGCCTTCAACTGTTGGACTTTGTTGGTACAAAGCAGTGAACTTTTGAGTCCCCATGTCGTGCTTGTTGCCAAGTAGTTCATCAAGGCTATGCAAGTCAGGACATAGTGCCTCGCCATTGTGTCTGCCTAATACGTCTGTTTCATCAGGTCCAAGACCGGTAGCAATAGCAGGAAGTTTGATTTCTTCCCATGGGAAGCTTGAATTATCAAGTAAGCGTCCTGCCAAGTCGTCCTGTTGCCATCTGGTCATAATTACGATGACTGAGCCACCTTTTTGAAGTCTTGGCTTGAATGTTAATAACCATTCATTCCAAATCTTGTCTTTAATCGTAGGTGATCCGGCTTCTTCTGCGTTCTTGATTGGGTCATCAATAATCAACAAGTCAGCACTCATACCAGTGGCACCACCAAGGATTGAAGTTGCATAGAAACCACCACGATGATCAACAATGTTAAATTGCTGAGCCGTGTTTTTTCCAACTTGCAAAGCATGATCAGCATCTGGTACTCTTTGAGACCATAAAGAAAAAAGCCGTCTATTTGATTCTGCAAACTGACTGTATAAGTCTTGTGAGTAAGCAGTAACCATAACGTGCTTTTCGGGATGCTTCATAAGGTAATAGCTTGGAAATGTTTTGGTGATGGTAAGCGATTTTCCGTGTTGAGGCGGACATGAAATTATATAAAAATGTTGCTCACCATCTGCGATTTTTTGAAGCAGTGAACAGATGTACTTCGTATGTGGATACATTGTCATATCTGGGTAAACGAGTTCAAAGTACTTCTGATATGACCGCCAAGCCAGTTCATCTTTTAGTTCATTGACAGTTAGCTTTTTAAACTCATCGAGTAGTGCTGTATCTGTCACTTGCTATCACCGCCTTCAATAGATTGAATCATTTCTTCAAGTTGCTTATCGGACTTCTTGGATATTAACTTACGCATACGACCGGACTTGTCTTGTGATTCATTAGTACGTGATTCAGCCAAGGTAGCCTCTGCATTGAGTTTACGAAGTTGAGCCTGTGTGATTGGATCATCTGTAATTGGCATTCTCTTTAGTAACTCCTTTGCAGCATCAATCCGATTCTTCCAATTTGGTGGTATCTCTTCAACGCCATCATCAGTCTCTACAGTGATTTTTAATGTCCCACGCATAACTCCACCTAAAAACTCTAAAACCTCTTTCTGCTTTGGAATTTTGGCTTCATCGATCTGTTTCATGCGCTTGTTGATATAATCGTTGACGGGGGGTAATCGGAGGGTACGTTTTGCCTCTGTATTGATCGTTTCAGGTTTCATTCGATCAGTTACATACGCTGATTTATAGGCTTCTGTGGCGTTACCAATTTCAATGAACTTATCAGCAAAGTCTTTTTGTTTTGGTGTCAATCTTGGAATAGTTTTTGACTTCTTTTTCTTTGCTTTTTTCTTCAAAACTGGTTTCACCTCCTAAATCAGGCCAATAAAAAAGACACTGAACTTAATCAGTGCCGTTGCTGTCTTTCAAGTCGTCAATTCTCATATTAATAATGAATGCTAAGCCGTTTAGTTGATTAGATTGATCAATCAATAATTGCTTTTGAGTGTGACCAATCTTTGCACATTCAGATGATCTTAGAAACTCTTGAATCTTGATTGATCTTTCTGTATATCCTTCACGTTCTTTGATCAACTTGCTAATTAATTCTTTGTTTTCCATGATGTTGTTTCCCTCTTTTTTTATGTTTGTGTTTCTTTTTGTGCTCGACATCTCTTTCAAGTTCAGCAAGGATTTTGTTTTCTTCCTTACATGAGACAAGACCATATTTTTTAGTGCGATACATTGCTGATTCCTTTCACACGAAAAAAAGCACTGGGGTTAACCAGCACCTTAATACGTGATCCTGAATGTGTTCATACATAATGTGTTCTTGATTTTAACTAACAGAACCACGAAATGAGCAGTAAAGGAATTGAACCTAAACTGTCCGCCATTGGTCAATTTAATTCGACAGAGGAAATCTATATTGGAAAAACTCGCAATAATCGACTCATCGACGGACAGACAACGAGTCTGCCCAGAATGGTAGCAGTTTGACTACTACCTAATACAATTTGAGAGATTTTTTATAATGATTTATTGATTATCAGTTCACCAACATCACTGCTGGCTAAGATCTAATGAAGTGCCGACCTTCAGTGCATGCAGAGCAACATGATCAAGGGGCCGCCTTTTCAGGCGGTTAGGTTAGGAAAACCTTGTTATCAGAACACGGACTCAATAGTCCTTTTTTATATCAATGCTCCGCTCGCTTGCGGTCATCGCAGAGCTAAGACGTGAGGCAGGTATTCTACTGCGACACGTCGGGAAACATGATTTATCTTGTCTTCAAGCATTTGTTGAATCTTCGGGTTCAAATTCAATAAAAAACAACAAGATTGATTCAGCCTCAGTATTTCTGAGGCTATGACAGCATCTGGATTCGAACCAGGTAACTTGCAAGCCACATAGTATGCAATGCTGTCACTCTAATTTACAAGGAGAATAGATCTAATTGGTAAAAATGAATTTCCGTCGCATCGGTCGAGGTAGATCTCCTATCTACTTTCTCGACAATAACAATTATCTGCTTTTTTCATCATCGGGCGATCCCAACTTAATCCCGATTAAATCCCAAGCAAATCCTTTTCAAATCCCGGTATGATCCCACTTTCATCCCGGTTACATCCCATTTTTTCGTTTTCGCGTAGTTTGATCTGCTCTCCAACCAGCGTCTGCTAGAGTTTCACCAGGATAAATCTGCAAATCAAAACGATCAGCTTCATCAGGAAAATACTTGTCTTGTGCCGAGATCCAACACTCAGCAAATTGATTCAATGCAACATTCTTGAAATCACCGAACTGATTATGATTCATATTACAGTCACGATTGATTTCCCATACTTTCTTATGTAAGACGTAAAATTCAAATAGTATCTGAGGAGATACACCTGATGTATGATCAATGGCATATTTGATTGCTTTCAAAACATCAAATGCTGCCAGCCTTCTTTCCATCATCTTTTCTTGGCTATTAACGCCATTTGAGTGAGCGGGAGCAAGTGATAGCTGGGGACTAGATAAACTAACCCCACTGAGCCGTTCCATTCTGTTAATCTGGCTGCTGAGAAAATCATCTACATTTTCTGCTGTTAAAACTTCGTCTGGTAAATCAAATAAAAACACTGTCCCACTCCTGTATCTCTTCAAACTTTAAAATCTACATCACATCATTATTTATTTTGCTTATTGAGTATTTCTCCTAATTTCTTCCCATCTTCAAACGCTTGATCAGTACTACCTTTATAATAACCGGCATTGTAATTGGCTTCGGCAATGTCCTTAACCAATTGTGCAATGACCTTGGCTTGTTCAACGGTGGTAATAACTTTTGCATTCTCTAGCATTTTATAGCCGTCTTCGTTGATGACATCATAACCACTCTCAGCTAAGACTGACTTTAATTGATCAATTGGTTTCATTTTTATCCTCACTATGAATCTCTAAGCGCAATTTCAAGCCTGCTGTACTTACGTAATGATCAGCTTTATTGCCTAACTTCCAGAAATGAAGGTTCAAATCGTCTTCTAAACGATAGATGTGAACGCCATCCGTGATTGTTTCTCCTACACCAAGTACTAACAACTGATAATCTCCTTAATCTAAACTTTTATCTTCAAATTCATTGACGTTACCAATTGACTTGCCCTTAACAACATTTGCTGAGAACTTAACCTTGTCACCAGGTCTAATTAAGTTGGCAAAATCATAATCATTAGTATTCACAGTGAAAATGATATTTTTGCCCTTCAGCATGAACATTGCCTTGTTCTTGTTGGAAACAACTGCAGCTCGATTAATCACGCCAGAGAAGTTTTTCTTCTTTTCACCTGGTGTGTTACCTGCCGAAGAGCCAGAATCAACAAGAGCCTGTCTAAATGAATCCAGAGCACTTGTTGGATTGCTACCAGTTCCATAAATGCTTTGATCGCTTGCATCTAAGTAGTAATAGCCACGAATAGCATGAGTTGAATCTAGGATAGTCATTACCCAAGTTGGACGATTATTTACGTTATAGAGAATTGGCATATTAGCACGCCATTTTTGAGCTTTGTAGTCTTGATCAGCATTATTTTTAGCGCCATCGCTGTCCATAATGTTGTTAGTTCTGTAGAAAGTGAGCTTGCCAGTTCTTGCATTGATCATGCTGTAACCTAATGCTGAATCAGCACCGGTTCTATCAGTAGTAAAGTCAGTGAAGTAACTAATCGAACCATCTTTGTTGAAGACTGAAGTTACACCATTTTCAACGCCATTTCCGGTCGGCTTCATGATGCCGGTCTTGCTCCAGTTCCAGAAACCATACTTATATTTACCAAAATCGTTGTTGATCTTATCAGCAATGCCAGTCGTGATGCCTTCGTCAATGAACTTAGGCATGTTGTGCACTGAATAAGTCTTAGTTACACCGGTTCTTGCATTTAGGACAGCCACATGTAATCTGCCGAAGTTAACCCTATGGCTCATTGGTTCTGACTTGTAAACTGTTTGAACCCAATAAGGATCACCATTGTCATCAATTTCAAGTTGTGGCGTATCTAAACTAAGCCAACTAGGATTGTGGCGGTAGATTTGACGTGACGCATCTTTGTTGAAGTAGCCACTTACTGCGTAGTAATAAGGTTTCTTAACAAATCTTGGTGTTGCATTTTGTCTAGTAGCATCAATGATGAAATAGCCAGGAATCTCACCAGCTCTATTGCTTTGAAAAAATCCGTTATATTCAATTGGAATCACATAAACTGGCTTGCCTTTGTAGTACTGTGATTGAATTTCATCAGAAATCGAATAATATTGCGTGTTTGGAATATCAGACGATGCTTTTCTAACACGGTTAATAACTGTTTTAGGTGCTAATGCAATTGGAGTTTCATTGCGCTTGAATGTTGGCGCTTCTGTGCTTTTTGAATATTCTTTAGATATAGAATCCCATGTTGGCTTAACAGACATGTGTGAGTGCAATGATCCGCCTATACAAACTAAGAACAAAATCACTAAGACGGGGATGCCCACCATTAAAAACTTTGAACTAGCATCGTCATCATCGTCATAAGCCTGAGAAGCTAACGTTAAATAAAATATCCCATAAAACGTATTACCCCAGAGAATACTCAGCAGATTTCTCGACGGTAGCAAGAAGTAAGTAATAACCGCTGCTATAATCCAGATCGGCAAAATTGAAATAAATGCCCAAATTTTATTTGATGCTGTGGCTAAAACAATAAGCATCATCACTAATGGCAAAATTGTGTAAAAGAACCAAATTGATATCATTTTTCTTCCTTCCGTTTACGTCCATATTTTCGATTTCTAATAATTTTAAATAAGTCACAGGCAACTGCACCAAACATAAGAAAAGTCATCACCAGTAAGCCCATAAATAAGATGATCAAAAGAATTTTAAGTATAATTGCAGCCATCTCCATTAATACCACTCCTTTTTATCGGTATCTGGATAGCCATAACCGATTAATCCTTCGTTTACAATCTTTAGCGCATCGTCAACTGATCTCGCAATACCGTGGATTACTTTTCTGTGCACCGACGGTGAGCAGTGAGTTAATCACTGCTGTGTACTTCATAATGTCATTTGATCTCATTTGGATCTGTCGTTTTCTTTTATCTGCTTGCATTAGTAATCCTCCATATTTTGCTTCAAGTAATCACTCATGTTCGAATACTTGTGATCAAAGTCGACAGGCACAAGAGCATGATGTGCTTTCACATAGTCAACAAGTGCATCCCCGCCAGTCGCCATCATAAATCGTGACTTTCATGTTCTTCTTCATCAGGGCTAATAAATTCTTCATTATTGTTAACAAAATTAAAAGACCTCATAGCAAGATTCATTAAGAAATCAGTTCTGTTTTTCTTAGCATCAATATTTTCAAGAAAAGGTATCAAACCATTTTCATCTAAAAGAACTAAAGCTCTATTAATCAAGTCAATTGCAACCGCTTATTGATCTTGTCTAGTTAGTTTTTGATTATCTATTTCTATTTCTTTCATACTAGATACAAGTGCAGCAGAAGTTAAATAGTCAATTACCATTTGTCTATCAGTTATTTTCATTTTTATGCTCCTCTTGTAAAGCTCTTCCTGTAACTGTTCATATGCTACTTATCGCTTTTAATTTCCATCATGATCTTCAAAGTTCTAGTAAGATCATGATTTCTTTCTACAAGCCGGTCATTTGTCTGCTTTATCTGCTATTTTCTTCATCCTCATAAATTACTACTGTTACTAGCTCGTTATTCTCATCTTTAAGGGTTACTGCATTAACAACATCATGAACTTTTATGAATTCGTTGGGGTCCTCGCCATCAGAAATATTAAATTCCTTTTGTTTAAAGTGTCTGTTTCTTTTTTCTTCATACATCACTAGTGCGGACCAATCGCCCTTACCGTAGTCGTCCGAAACCACCTCCGTAAATTTAATATCGATGATTTTTTTACCTTGAATAAACTCATTAATCTTTTTATCCAAATCAGGCAAAAAATGAGACCAGAGTAATTTAACTTTCATAATCTTCACCCCTCAATCATTACTTTTTTCTTTATCTGTCATTTCTTTAACTCCTTTTACTTTTACCAGTCTTCTGTTCCCTTTTCTTGCAAATGGTGGAAAAACCAAAACCTATTGCATGTGTTACAAAGGAGCGTAATTTCATCAATTGGCTTTAACTTAGCACCACAATAAGGGCATTTATAGCCATAGAAATATTCTGGTGTCCTATTTTGGAAAACTGGCTCATCATGCCAATACTTTGAATTTTTCATCTTTTAGCTCCTAAAACGGAATATCTCCGTTGTTTCTAAGCAACTCGGTTAAGCCGATAAACCTAGCATGCGGCGCATAGGTAGTGAACCATGCTGTATGCTCGTCAACTTCCCAAAATCTGCATTCGTACCTCGTAAGAGAAAATTCGGATTGCAACCAGTACTTTTTTCCGTCAACTAGCTGGTCGGCTGACGTGATTAATTTTCTAAGTCTATTCATTTCTTGTAATGCCTCTCAATCTTGATTTCATCATTCAGCATTGTTATCAAGTAGCCTATTGGGTTATTCACCAAGTATGCTGAAACACGCTGATCATATACTTTGCTAAGACTTTCAAAGTCATCATCAGATAACATAGAAACTTTTAATCTGATTTGTTTAAGTTGTCTTAGTGTAGGTCTAAGATGCTGATTGAATGTCTTATTGTAATTTCTGATAGTGAACCATAATTTATTCATTCTTGAATTTATTTTTGTTTCTTCTTCTTCTGATTTGTCTTTAGATTTATCCACAGTTTCATTCTGAGGGGAGGGTTTCGATTTATTAGAAGAAGAATTAATATTATTACTTGTAGTATTATCTCTTGTAATATTCTCTTTGACATTTTCGTCAATAGGGTCTTGATCTTTTTGACAATACCCTATTGATCTTTTTGTCAATACCTCCCCTTCCACAGAAACGTATATCCTACGTTGCTGGACTGTTTTATCTGCAGCTCTAATTATTTCTACTTGAATATAGCCTTTCTTTTTAAGATGACTTATCCAACGTGATACCGTTTCTTTACTGACATCATAGAGTGGAGCAAAGTAATTGTTTGAAGCCGTGCAATAACCAAACTTGTTAGATAAGGCAGTTATTTCACTATAAAGAAGCTTTTCATTAGGTTTAAGATCTTTATCATATCTAACATATGCTGGCATTATTGAGTAATAACTTGGTTGATTCATTTTACTCACCTAGCTTTGCAAATGGATCTTTCTTCTTAGTTGAATCTTTCTTGCCATCAACAATTTCTTTGATTTTTTGATCTTCGGCATCTTGTTTTGACTTTTCTTTATCACGATCCTTAAGTAAGCCCTTAGAGAACTCATAAATAGCGCTGATACTCTTAATAGCAATCTTCGCATTAACTGAATTGCCTTTGTCTTTGATTACTTGCTTTGCTAACTCATCACCAGCCATAGCCATTGCAAACACTTCAGTTAAGTCTTTACGCTTGCCATCATAATTAATTGTCATGCCTTTAAGCTCCTTAGGAGTCATGTAGTCAGGCTTAGAGTTAAACTCCTTAGCATCAGTGTCGTCTTCAGAAGCGATGCCGTAGATAGCGCTGATTGAATATCTACGAGCGTAAGTAAGTGCCTTACCGTATTCCTGAGGATTAGGACTGCCGATGTCCAACATATAAGAACCGAAGTCGAAGATCGCACCTTTACTATTAAGCAAGTAGTTATGAATACCGGTCTTGCCACCATCGGTTACTGGTTGCTGAATATAAGCGATGTCCTCATCTGAACTTGCTTCTTGGATAGCTTTGATAACTCCGTTCAAGTCAGCATATTTATAGCCATAACCTTGTTTATCTTTACTTGGCTGTTTCAGCTTTCTTTGAACATTAACAAATGCACTCATCAAAGCCAGTTTTGCCTTCAATGCATCTTCTGGCTTCAATCCTGAGATAGCTTTGAAGCAAATTTGTCCAATCCAGTCGGCTGGGCTTTCTAATAATTGCATGATTAGCCCTCCAATCCTTGATATTCAATACCGTTGTCCTTTAGGAAACTTTGTAGCTGCTTCATTTGCCATGGAGTACCCTTGACTTCCAACTTAAGTGAGATCACCTTGTCTTTGATCTCACCAGTTTCAGGATCAACGTACTTATCTCCTTGCTTTTTAAGGTTGTTAAGTTCATTCAACTTGGTTTTCTTTTGAGCTTCAGAGACGGCATCTAGGTCTTCCTTGTATTCGGACATTGTATTAAGTACGAATGACAAAGGATTATTATCTAGTGCTTTGATCCAGTTATCAGCGGGCAAACCTAAGCTTTCAGCTTTTTCACTGATGATCTTAATGTTGTCAGCAAGTTGAGCTTGTTCTTGCTGAATCAAAGCAATTTGTTGATCGACTTCAGTTTCAAACTTAGTTTTGCTGTAGGATTTGTTGTCCCAGCTTGATTGATATTTAATTTTTGTAGGATCAATTTCAGCAAATTCACACATCGTCTTAATGTGCTCTAAATTATTTTCGTGTCTTTCGGCTTTTGCCTTATCTTCATATACTTTGATACCAGCACTAATTTTTGCGCTTGAATCGTCAATTTTAGCCACTAACGATTCCACTTTATCGTTAAAATCTTTAACTGGCGCTTCAGCTTTATTTTTAATTTCAACTTTGCGTGCCTTAATTGCTTTTGTAAGCTTATTTAGCTTTGCGCGGGTAGACTTAGCGTCTTTTAGGTTGTCTTGCGTTACATCATAGTTTTCAAGACTTTCATGTAACTGATCAATTTGATCTTTCATTTGGTTATATCCACTGAAGTCAATTTGTGCAGGTGCAAAGTTGACTGGGAATGCTACAGCCTTTTCATCTAATTTAATTAATTGATTTTCGTTCATGATTAGTACTCCTCCATACCTAAATAACTGGTTAATTTTTGGCAATTATAAGAATCTTCGATAAACTTCAAAAGATCATCACCGTAGTTGCTAAGATCTAAAATAAAATCAAAATGGTTAGGTGAAACATCGTTGTAGTCCATTTCATCTGCTAACTTGTTTAAATCTCCGTTGTAATGATTTAAACGTCCTTTAAGAAATTGAGCTGCAGATTTATAGCCGTTTACGAAGTCGTCAGCAGATTTGCCAATTAAAGCCTCACGGCCTTCAGGCAACTGAACAACTAATGTGTCAGGGTCATTTTCTGCTTGTATTTCAAGCTCTTCTAATTCCTTCTTGCGATTAATTTGTTCTTGTGAGTAAAGCATTGTGGTATAATCTCCTTAGTTACTTTTTGGTTTAAAGATATTTTTCTTTGTCCCTTTAGCTCTGCAAAGCTAAAGGGCTTTTTTTATGCCTAAAAAACTCTTGATGTAGGCTGGAAGTTCAGAAAAGCTCCCGCTAGCAACATGCAAACAATTGCTATTAGCAAGGCAATTTTGTTGGACAGCGCTAAGGAAATGGGCTTGTCTACGAGATACAAAGTATTTAAAAATCTGTTCCATAATTTCATGTTTCCTCCTATTTCTTGTTGTGCTTAATGACTAATGCACCAATTACAATTACTAAAGCCGTTACGATTGATAATGCTGGCAAAACTACGTCTGGATGGTTCTCGCCATACAGTACGGTCTGCTGAACCACTAGAAGTGGTACGAAGATGATTGATAGAAACTCAAGGATCTTCTCGAATGCCATGCAGAAGTAACTCAGTGCGTGATCCAGCTTTGTTTTTCCATACTTTCTTTCAATTTCCTTTTTAGTCATTTTTCTATAAGTAACCTTTCACTCCACGAGTTTTCCAAAATTTATCTAAATCCGACTTTTTCCATCGTGTGATCCCTTCAATTGTCCGAGACGGAATTTTGTACTTTTTACGCCAGCTTCTGAAAGTTGTATCGCTAACTCCAAGGTACTTTGCTGACTCACGAACATTGAGCCACTCACGTGAGGACAGCTCGATTATCTTTTTCACGTCTTTTTTATCTAGATTTGATTTAAGTTCTGGTTTCATCGAGATCACAATGGATCTCACAAACTTAGTTAAATTTTCTTCGTCTAGAAGCTGCATCGTTTATCACCTTCAATCTGCTACAATTAAATCAGCCTTCAATAAGGAAGTGATTTAATATAAAATTTGATGCCGATACTATAACTGCCGTGATTGCTATTGCTGCTATAATTTCTCCCGTCATAGTAACTATCGTTAACAATGTGCATAGTAATAAGTTGAGAGAATTAGAAATTAAAACTAAACATTTTCAAAATTCACAAGATAAAATTTCCACTTTGAATGATTTAGTTACAAATTTCGTTGCAGCTGCTAACGTTCTTAATACATATGAGCAAACGGGTGGCTGGCAATTAAAAGCCAACGCCAGAAATCAATTTGTAAAAAGCGGTTCTAAGTTGCTACCATATCTTTCACCCGATTATCAAAAACTAATGCAAGACTGGTTAAAGCTTTCGCAAATTGATGATAAAAGCGCCTGGTTTTCGATCACCAAACACATTAATAATGAATCTGTTAATCTTTTAAATGATGTAAAAAAGAACGCATACAGTAAGATCAATTAACAAAACGTACAAATAATATGGCCAGCTTAATGCAAAACCTGTTTGCTTTTTGATCACTTTTCGATCAAGCACTATAGCAATAGCACTTATTGTTAAAATCAAAATAAAATATAAATTTTTCATTGCTGACCTTCTTAATAGATCGTGGTATCAGAGCCAAATTCGGCTCCCATCTTTTCAATTTCTTTTTTAGTAATCTCGGCAACTTTTGAAGCTGATATGCTTTGCATGTTGGCTTTTTTTATTTCTTCTCTAACAATCTTTCTGACTTCTTCACGTTGCTCTGGACTAAACTTTTCCATTTAGATCACGCTCCTGTCTCGAATTGATTCGATTCCGTAAATTTCTTCGTAATACTTATCAGTTCTGTATTCCATGAACTTGTCCCACAATTCTAGGCGGTAATACAATCTTCGTGCTCCGTCATGAATAACTGCTTTTTTGTAGGGACTATGTTCACAATCTCTTGTACGTCTCATCAATGTCGACCGGCTGATTTTCAGCTTTGCCATCATTTCTTGCTTGTCAGTAAATCCATGATTTACACCCCTAACTAAGTAATTCACCACGACGCTTCAATTCAGCATCGATCTTGTTGGTTTGCTCTGTTAACTTTTCCCATTCTTCCTTAGTGATATCGAGTGCCATTCTTTGAATAAGCAAGTCGCATAACTTCGACCACAATTCTTTAGTGGACATAGCTGCTAGAATTGTCATTTTTTATTACCTCCTAGATAGATGTCACTCATTCCAAGTTGATCACAGATGCTTGCGATAATTTCACTGTTGAGATCTTGAAGATCTTTGATAGTTGCTGGACGTGTAACACCACCGTTGCCATCGAACTCTTTAACCATTCCAAACTCTGTTTTTGAATTATTAAGTTCATTGAGTGCTTCAAGTTCTTCACGTATGTTTTTGTAGCAATTCATTTCAATCACCTCCTATGCAATGTCGTCACGTTCAATCAGTGGCAAAATGTCGTTATCTTTTAGAACGTCGTAGATAAGTTTTCTACCTGCTTGCGTCCAATAAGTTGAAAGACTAGTTCTGTTGTTGCCTTTGTGATCCTTATAGATAAATGGCTTAGTAGTTACATAGTTCTTACCCATGTAGGCTCTATATAAGATCCATTGACCGTTGACCTTATGTTGAATGCCAACCTTATGAAGTAGTTTGTTGAAGTTCACAGCACTGTAGCCGTAATCCGCAGCTATCTGTGAAATTGCTAGCGCATCAGGTGTTCCTAAAATCACATCAAGGTAATCAGCCTTCTTATTGCTCTCTTCAAGTTGAATCGTTAAATTCTTGTTTTCGAGCTTTAATTGAGTGTTTTCGTTTTGAAGAATCGCATAGCCACGTTTGACAATTTCTTGTGGATCATTCCACTTGCGCTCAACTTCGATGAAATATTTACGAACTTCTTTGCCTTTTTCAGTTTTCGACATCATGCAAAGCTCTTTTGCCATGTCAATTGTTAGCAAGTAGTCTTGAAGTTTTCTAACCTGAACACCACCGTTGTTTGAGACCTCCGTATCTGCGGATACGCTGGTGAAATCTTGTCCCTCTTCAAAGCTGTCAAAGTTTTTGCTTACCCAAAGACTGAATCTAATTTTTAATTCAAGTCCCTTATATAGGTCTCTTGCTGAAACAAGTTGTTGATCATTTTGGACTGTAATTCTAATTAGTTCCTGCATTTTTCTTTTTCCTTTCAATTCCTTCATCAACCAGGTGAAGCACTTCATAGATCTTGTCTGATACATCTTTGTCAGTGGTCAGCATCTCCAACTTGAATAATTTTTCTTGAAGGTCATAAAGTTCATCTAAGCTGATGTTTTCTATCATTGCGATCATGTCCACTTCTCCCTCTCTTGTTTAATGAACTCGAATACCCTTCTAGCTTCATCAGATTGTTCAGTAGTCATGTCATCTACTCGACTAATATTGAGCACAGCTCTTATTGCGTCATAGATTTTGGTTTGCAAGCTATACCAGCGAATATTGACCTTGGTATTTCTGCAATACTGCTCAATATCTTTTCTGAGTGATGTCCAACTTGGATTAATTTTTGGCTTCTTTTGTTTGTCTAAAAGATTTACAACCATTTCAGCAATTTCTTGCTTTTCTTTTTTGGTCAGTTCCATTTACTTCATCCCCTTTATGTTGAAAAGCTGATAGATCTTATTGCGAATTTCTTTTGATTTAGGAGTAGTATCACCTTTAATAGCCCTGTTAACTTGCTGTCTATTTTCGTTGATTAAATCCGACAATTGCTTTTGTGTCATTCCTCTATCAAGAAGCGCAAACTTGATTTTTCTCTCGACTTCCTTTTTTGTTTCTTCCAGTGCTTCTTCAATCGGCATATAGTTCACCTCCACTTCTTTTACAATAAGTTGCGAAACTTGTTGACATTTAAATGTGCAAATGCGAATATAAATGTATAGCTAATAAGCACTAATTAAGCTATCTGCTTCTAGTTTTGCTTAGCTAACTTGTTTCTTAACTTGTTGACAATATCTATTATACGCATTATGCGAATTAATGCAACACAAAATCGTATTTTGCGAATTTATTTTTAAAATTTTTTGAGGAATACTACTATGACGCCGTTTGAAACGTTTGAAAGAATTAAAGAGCTTGCTAAAAAGCATGGCTTATCTTTAATAGAAGTTAACGACAAAGCTGGTTTAGGTACCCGTTCAATCTATCATTGGAACAAAACTAACCCATCTACTAATAACTTAAAAGCCGTAGCTGACGTGCTACATACTACTACTGATTATTTAACAGGAAAAACAGACGATCCTTCCATGCCAGCAAAGAAGGAACACAAGATTAATCAAGATCCAACCTTCGCTGATTTAGGGATGCCTTATGGTGGAAAAATTCCAGAAGATTTGAAAGATACTTATGTAGATTTAGCTAAAAGTTACTTTAAACGTCATCCCGAACTGTTGAACAAAGAGTAGTAAGCGTTATGAATGTACCTATTGAAAGTTTAACGCTAGAAAATCGTGAAAATTACGATCGACTACTGCGGTATCTTATGAATTACGCAATGTTTGAGTACCACATTGGAGTTGAATTCACTAACCGGCTACCAGTTTATGCCCCCTCTGTTAGCTATAACGAACCTGGCAAGTTAATAATAATGAATGCTAACTGGTATCACCCTATTGAAATTCCTTTCTTATTGGCTCATGAAATCGGACACGTTTTATATGAAGATCAGCAATACTACAACTTAAATGACCAAACTGTAAATCATGGTGAAGCCGATGCTAATATCTTTGCCATTAATTTGTTGCGAAAATATTGCGATGACAATGAATTCCATTTTGACAGCTACTACAAGTTTGCTAAAGCCTTTTGCATTCCTCATGACCTTTATTACCTATTTACAGATGGTCGCATAGTCCAGAGCCAGTGAAAGGAGAGAAAAATGCAAAGCTTTAAGCAGTATTCCAAATCTCAAAAAAGACAGAAATTATCAGCTTTCAATCATGTCTACTTTGAAGGTGATCCACAAAATTGGAAAATTTCACGTTTACCAGATTGGATGCATTTCTATGGGGTTCAATTATCAAAGGAATTATCAAGGAAAGCGCCAAGGTACCACAAAAGGTTTAAGCAAGGGACAATCGTAATGGTTAATTATGGTGTGCCAATTGGAGATGAATTAGGTGGCAAACATTTTGGCGTGGTGCTTTCTAATGATGATAATAAGCATAAAAAGAAAATACTGGTTGTTCCCTTATCATCGCATTATCACAGAGACTATGCTAACTTAGGTTATGAACTTATGGATGGCATATTAAAATTATTAAATGATCGAATTAACGAATTAAAAACGCAAATAGACAATCACGGTAAAGAAATCAAAGACTTTATTGCAGTTAACGGAAATAAAACTTTTAATTTTACGGACGAAGAAGTGAATTTCTTTCAAAAAAATAATATAAATGTTTCTAATATATTGGATAACCATACTGTATTTTGGTTTGAGTTCAAAGATGAAAATTACAAAAAACTGATTGAGGCAGTTAAAAATATTGATATAAAAGAAAATTATCCAAATATCTTTGAATTGATTTCGCACACCAACAAAATAAAGGATTTTATATCAGGAATTTTAAAAGACATATTGAATGAACAAAAAAATGTTCATGAAATTGTTGGCTTAACTAAAAAATTAAGTCGCTATAACAAGCAATCTTATGCAGTAATCACAGATATTAGATCAGTAAGTAAATCAAGAATAACTAAATTAAGTCACTATACAATTTCTGGTAACACAAAAATATCTGATTCGGCTTTAGAAACGATAAAGACGCAATTAATTAGAAGAATCGAATAATAATCATTTGTATGCTATAATTAGTTTATCGGCAGAATGGTGCCGACCATATGCATTATGCTATGGTCTTATTTATAAGTATTGCTCAGAATGTTGAGCGAGGCATACAAGTTATCTTGTATGCCTCTTTTTTTATTCAAATATTTTGGAGGTAAAGAATTATGAAACATAGATTTTTAACTGCTGCAATGGCTTCAATCATGTTAGCTGGTGGCGTTGGTGCTATTTCTACAGCTACGGCACCTACTCAAACCGTGCAAGCCATTAGCAAGTACTCACACCACTGGCACTGGGTAAAGGTAACCAAGGAAACACCAATATATAAGGTCAAGGTTGGTCGCTACATGTATCAAAGCAAGCTCACACACAAGACTTACATTGAGAAAGGATCAGACTTGAAGGTTATGTATTCCGGTCATGACTACCCATGGCGTGTATACGGTGGCTGGCGTGGTCACTGGGTTGCTTTAAGACAATCAGCGAACTGGTTCAAAAACGAATAGAAAACAAAAATCCTGCCTACCCTATTCAGGTAAGCAGGATTTATTACACAGTTGGTTAGAACGTTAGTTTGAAAGGATGATGATATATGCCTCGTAGAAAAGACAATGAGATCTACAAGTACAAATTGAAGTCGGGCAAGGTCAAGTACGGATTTAAAACGTATATTGGAACTGATCCAGAAACCGGTAAAGCAGTTAAGCCATCTCGCCAGGGCTTTGACAGCTACAAAGAAGCGGAAGCAGCTAAGACCAAACTAAAAGAAGAGGGTCCTAGTAAGTTTACTCATAAGAAAGAACAGAAAGAAAACCGAAAAACGGTTCAAGAAGTATATGAGATTTGGCTAGAAGTTTATAGAGCCGATGTACGTGGGTCTACGCTAAGAACTCGGAAATCTAATTGGAAGAACAACATAGAGAAAGAATTTGGAGGCGTATATATCGACGGTATCGATATTAACCACTTACAAAGCTTTGCTACTAAATTGGCGGAAACTCATATTAATTACCGTTCTATTTTAAACTTATTACACAGAGTAATTAAGTATGCTATTCTACGTGATTGGTGCGACAGAGACCCTTTTGATAAAATTGTGATGCCTAAAAAAACGAAGGCAAAAAGTAAGCACCCTGCTAATAACTTCTATAGTTTAAGCGAATTGAAAACATTTCTTGAATGTGCCAAAAAGTATAAAGAGAAATATTACGTTTACTTTATGACAGTGGGTAATTTAGGCTGTCGCCCAGGTGAGGCACTGGCTTTAAAGTGGAAAAATATCGACTTCAAAAACAAGGAAATTTTTATTCAGCATTCTATCAGTACAGATGAAAATGGCAACAAAATCTATGGTCCTACCAAAACACCTGCGTCCGTTCGCAAAGTCCCCTTATCAGATCAGTTGGCTATAGTACTAAAGGAGTATAAAGAAGAAACAATCTATAAAAAAGGCAATGATTTTATCTTCCACAAAGATAATGGCGATTTTTATGAGCGTAGCGCACCAGATCATTGGATTACGACGCTCTATAACAACTATCCGCTACGAAGAATCACTCCTCATGGCTTTAGACACACACTGGCTACTTTACTAAATAATAGAAAAAATAATGCAAACATTAAAGATATACAATACTTGCTCGGTCATAAAAAAGCTTCAACAACCATGGATACTTACTCTCACTTTACAAAGGAAAATGAAGAGCATGTTGCGGAATCGATCAACAAATTGGATATATAAAAAGAGCTTTTTACGTAATTTTTCCGTAAAAAGTCTCTTCACTATAGTTATTACTGCCGATTTATTGCTGTTAAGCATTGATATATCGACATTTATTAAATTTTGTTTTGCTTAATATCAATAATCATACCATTAACAGCTGATTGTGCGCCGTCATTAACCCACTTGTTTTGACCTGCTTGTTTATCAAAATAAAGCGAGTAGGTAATTGAGTTAACTAATTGCATTGCTCCTTCAACATCACCCTGCTCCCAGCTTCTAATGATTAACTGTAGCGGATTAAATGCGATTCCTTTGTTTGGGTCATCTAAATTTAATTCATAAACATCATAGCCACGCTTCCTCAACGTATTTACAGAAGCAACATACAGTTCTCCTTTAGGATCATTCACGACTAGTGACGATTGTTTTTCAGCCCTACTTACTAGGTCGATTTGTTCTAATATAGTAGTTTCACCTTTACCAGACCGTGAAGTACCAACAATCAAATTATGAACTGTACTTGTATCAATGAAATAATAGCCATGTTTAGTAATAAATGGAAATTTTGGGGTTAATCCTAATCTATTAATGTGAGCAATGGGAAACCCACCAAAACCATTAAAGCTAGGCTTTTTAGGATCTAACCCTGGTTGACTATGATCAGGCACTTTTACATAGGTGTCTTCTAATTCCTTAACTGTAGTAAAACGGGCATTTCCCTTTTGCCCATGAGCGACTTTTTGACTTTCAAAGTGAAATTTTTGACTTAACAATCCACCAATAATTACGCTAGCAGCAAATACCTCTAAAATTTCCATGGGCTTCAACTGTGTCTTAAAGAAATTCAAGCCAGCTAATCCCGCTTTATCTAAATCGAGACCATTCGTGAATAAGTTATAGTTTTTACTTTTAGTTTGTAACATGACATTATGGAATGCTCCTAATAACCACATTATTACTAGAAAGATAAAAATTCCTATAACCAACGTTGTTATCAGCTTCGTATAATTAAAATTAATATTGCTAGACTGCTTGTTTTCATTTTTGGGACGATGTAATTGTCTTTCAACTTGATACAAGCCCTTTTTTACAAGATTCTTTTCCTTGTTTCTAGCATTTTTTAGATTTATTCGTGATCTTCTTTTTTTAGTACGCATATCTAGCTAACCACCCATCTTGCCAATCAGCAATATCATAGAAAGCCAATGCGACAGCTTTTTTAGCTGAGTTGGAAATTTCTGTTCGCTGATCATCAGTTAAACTTAGCCAAATATCCCTTGTCTGAGCTTTGTCTTCATTAGCAATGGCACTGTACAAACTAGCAATTGGATTTGAATATATTGTAGCAATCTTCTTTAAATTTCTTGCGTCACCTTGCCCTAATAAACCATCTAGCAT